CGGTGTGTCAGCATAATATGCGATACCTGAGTGCAAAGGAACTACTTCGTGCGCCGAATCCAATGTAAAATCTAACCCGTGCCCTGTGTTAGACAGCACCAAGTCTCGGTTGTAGGCAATCATAGCCTGGTGACCATATACCAATCCATTCACTGGATTTTCTGCATGGAAGATGTAGTGTTTGGGCTGCTGCATGCGGTCAGGTTGCCAGGTCCAATCAAAGTTCATGTTAACATGTAGTTTAGCAAATACTGCAAAGAACCAAGGTGTAGTTGATGCTCGGGCAGCGGCATGATACGCTGCCACGCGACCATTAACGCCATCAATTCTACGAACACAATTGTTTCTATTATAGGTGCTGTCTAGCAAATGATCGTAGTTCTGTTCGGCGCTGTATTCTCCGTTGCTAATAAACACAATGTCCAGTGATTTATCGCCATGACGTTTTTTCTGTGTCTTATCAATGTGTGGATAGTCATACATCTGTGTCTTGATATCGCCTCGAGCAACTCGAGGCACAATTACAACACTGGCACCTGCACTCAGCGGCACAATAGTCTTGAGTTCTTGGCGCCAAAGTGGAACAGTGGGCAAGGTGATGGGCACACCATTTGTAGAGAATAGTGCCAAGGGTCCAGCCCAGTCTGCGGTTTTTACTGTGTCAACATGTGTGTCATTGGTGTGTTCAATCACAGGCATAGGTCTGCGGGGCACACTTCGACGTGACACATAGTTTACTGAATACCATTCCAACAACTGTTTCTTTTCTGCACGTTCTGCAAAGGTAGGCACATGCATGTAGAATGTGTCTCCAAATTTTTGATCATTGCTGGGGAATACATGCAACATTGTGCTTTGCCAAGTTTCTGGATGCCACGAAAAGTCAAAGCCAGTGTAGTCACAGATACTTGAGCATACCCATACATGTTCATATTCACCTACTAGACTCTTGGCCAGTCGGATCAGTGTGTCGCGATAGTTGTCAAAATAACGCACCTTCTTGACTGTGTCAGGAATCTGTCCTGCAGCACCGTCCAGGTGGTCAATTTCAAATATGGGTGCGGCCTCTCGTTTAACTTCTGCTCGCATCATGTCCACATACTTAAACTCTGTTGCTCCGGGCATGCGATATTGTGGGCCACCTGTCTTTTGATGTTGTGTGGCAAACTGATAGATGTAAGAGGGTTCGCCAGGATCAGGAACCCAACTGAAGTTCATGTCCGTGACGTCTACATATTCAGGAATGTGCCAATATGTCATGTCTACCAACAACTCTGCATTGATATCCATGTACTTGCGTTCTGTTGCACCAGGCATGTGATACTCTACCGTGGGCATCTTTTCAGCTGACCACCATTGGTTGCCAAACACATAGATGTAAGGCGGGCTGCCTGGTTCTGGCCTCCAGGTATAATCCCATTCACAGTCTACCAACGTGTGCCAATGATTGTCATGTCGCGGCAGCAATTTTGCGGCTATGTCCATGTACTTGCGTTCTGTTGCACCAGGCACAGTCAGTGTCAATGTGGGCATGACTTCTGCTGAGTAGTATTGATTGCCAAACACATAAATGTAAGGAGGGCTCCCTGGTTCAGGTTCCCATGACCAATCAAACTCGCAAGGATATAATTGTTCAAAACGTTCAGGATCTCCTCGGCGTTTTGCACGAGGATAATTCATGTATTTTATTTCATCAGCGGCAGGTACATGATATTGGACAGCAGGTCGCTGTTCAGGAGCAAGCCACTGGTTACCAAACACATAGATATAAGGAGGATCAGTAGGATCAGGCCTCCAACTGTAATCAAATTCTTCAATGTCATCTAATAATTCCCATTTAGTTTTGTCTGGCGCAATCTTGGCAACAATGTTGTCTACATACTTGGTTTCTGTTCCACCTGTGGTATAAGTCACTGTGGGTTCGAGCACGCCTGTGTTCCACTGGTTGCCAAACACATAAGTCATTGGCGGATCTGTGGGATCAGGTTCCCAGCTGTAGTCAAACTCAGCCACAGACAAATGATTTGTAAACAATTCCGGTTGTGGTAGTCTGCATGTGCGCTGATCCATGTATTTGAATTCTGTTGCACCCTTGACATGATACCGCAAGCTGGCTTTGAGCTCAGGAGAATTCCATTGATTGCCCCACACATAGTTATAAGGAGGATCATTGGGATTAGGCACCCATGACCAATCCCAGGCAGCATCATCAATGTCTTCGCACAACTCCCAGTTGCCCATGCAACCCCACAGGCGTGCAACTAGTACATCCACAAACTTGTCTGATACAGCGTCTGGCATTTCGTAAACAATAGTGGGCATTTCTGTAGCCGGCCAATGTTGATTACCAAACACATAGTTGTAGGCTGGCTCAGTGTTGTCAGGATGCCACGAGTAATCAAAACTAGCAATGGCGTTTAAAAATTTCCAGGCAGCTTTATTGGGCAGTCTGCGATGCTGAATGCCCACATACTTGTGTTCTGTAGCACCAGGCACCGTGTACACAGCACCACCATTGGGTTGCCATTGTGTGGCAAACTCGTAGATGTAAGGCTGTTCTGTGTTGCTTGGATGCCATGATGTGTCTACACTGTTGACATCTACTAGATCAGGAACAGTCCAGTTAACAGGATCACTGAGTCTGCGATGCTGAATGCCCATATACTTGCGTTCTGTAGCACCAGGCACTGTGTACACAGCACCACCGTTTGGCTGCCATTGTGTGGCAAACTCGTAGATGTACGGCGGATCTTGTGGGTCTGGTCGCCATGAATAATCAACACTGGCAGGATCAATCTCTGCAGGAGTTGTCCAGTTAGTAGCGGTTGGCAACAATGAGGCTGGCCAGTCCATGTACTTGCGTTCAGTAGCACCTTCAACACGATATTCTACTGTGGGCATTTTTTCCCCTGGCCAGTGTTGATTGCCCCATATGTAAATGTACGGTGGATCTAAGGGATGCGGGTGCCATGAAAAATCAAACTGTGCATGATTGATAGGATACAACACACGCCAGTTTTCTTGCACATGTTTTGTTATTATTTCTTGTTCATGGAAGTTCCACTGGTCTGTTGGCGTCTTGGGTGCGAGATATGTGCCCGAATACTGATGCCATTGACTAGGCCACACATGATTCTGGTCAGCTTGCCAAGGCGGCGGCTCATAAAGCCAGTCCCAGTCTGTGTAGTCACATAAGTATGACACCCACCAAAAGAATCTTGTACGACTCAAACTTTGTGCATGCTCAATACTATCTGCCTGCTGCTCATGAGCAAACAAATTGGGTTTCTTCCCTGAATAAAAAATATCAAACATGATTAGAATAGACGAAATTTACAACAATACCTTCTGGCCTTGGATACAAAAAAATCGTCCTGGCTTTAGGGTGTTTTTCTGCGATCCGTTTGGGCGAAGCGATCCTGACAGCGTAGCTAACTATGGCAGTGACGAAGTGCACGAACACAATTATATATTCTTATTTGACCAAGAGCCAATACATTTGAACATACACATGCAAACATTTGCGCATGTGGATCAATCAAACGCTGATCTAAATTTCGATGAAGATGGTATTCCGACCAATAAAAACAGAAGGTTGACCAAAACTGGATATCTAATTACCAGTGAGTTCGAAAGTGAGTCTGTAGATCATATGTGTCAATTTTACGGATGGAAACCTCTATACTATTTCTTTCACGGATGGGCAGCACTAGATTGGTATAGAGGATACGACAAAACGTTTTTAATAGCTGATCCCAAAGATAGAACGCCGACCAAGACATTTATTGCACCAAATCGCATTGTAGCAGGCATGAGACATCATAGACTAGAAATGCTGTACTGGATTTTTAAACTAGGTATGACTGACAATCATATTAGTTGCCCTGCGGTGTGTCCTGCTGAAGGTATCTCTATTGGTGATGCAGCCCAGCCGCTAAAAACTGCGTACCCTGATATTGAGGATGTGTTCAATCAAGTTGATTTACCAATTGAGTTTGCTGGAGAAACTGGTTTTCCCATGCACTCATGCTGGCTCAGCTTGTTTGATCAATCAGCAGACAGTCTGTTGTATCTTGTGACAGAAACTGTTGCTTCAGGCCAACGTTTACATATCACTGAAAAAACTTTCAAACCCATTTGTCTACAAATGCCTTTTGTGATTGTTGGCACAAAAGGCAGCCTTGCTTATCTACAAAGATATGGATTCAAAACTTTCAGCAAGCTCTGGGACGAAAGCTATGACAACGAGTCCAATGATCAAATCAGGATAGAAAAAATTGCTACCGTTTTGAAATCTCTAGACAGCATGACCATACAACAACGCCAAGATTTACATCACCAAGCCAGAGAAATCGTAGAACACAATTATAATCATTTCTACGGCGGTGCATTTGAAAAGATACTTTGGGACGAACTAAATGACATGCTTAACAGCATTGAAATTCAGGGTTGACCGCACAATCAAGGGCAGACCTTACCCAGCATTGGCCCAACACCAAGCAAGACCTTACACTCAGGCCTGGAGAGAATTTGGTCAACATTGGCCTCATACTACTCCCGCTGAATTGTTTGGGCACATGGATGACCACGGTGTTGAATATGAACTAGTGACCAAAGGCAGAGGCATGTATGTGATAGGACTGGGATTCTTTGATTTCACTATAGATTACTTTGCCTTGATCGACAACAACATCATGCATGATGTGCGTCAAGGCACAGTTACTATCGTGTTCTACTATCATGAAGGCGATAATCCACATACCATCAAATACCGACTGGACAAACTGTGCGACCGCCATTGCTTGTCTAGCAATTGCTATCGCTTTGTTTCAGGCAATACCGCAGCACATGGCGTTCCTGGCTTTGTGTATTTTCCCGACCATGAATTGCTGTACTGGCGTAGAAACCGTAGCCAAGGACTAGTAATACAACATCAAACAGCAAGGCAACATGAGTTCTTGGCATTGAGTCGCACACACAAATGGTGGCGTGCCAGTGCAATGGCAGAACTACAGCAAATAGGTGTGTTGGATCACAGCTTGTGGAGCTACAATACAGAACTGCCGCTAGGTGATGATCCCCAAGACAACCCTATAGAACATCAACCAGGAGTGGATGTTGGGAAGTTTATGAGCCACAGACCTAAGGTCTGTGATGACTTGACTGCGGACCAGCACAATGACCACAGCCTTACAGTATCGCAACATTATGTCAGCAGCTATTGCAGCATCATACTAGAAACACACTTTGACGCAGACGGCAGCGGCGGCACATTCCTTACTGAAAAAACATTCAAAGCACTGAAAAACGGACATCCGTTTGTGATCATAGGACCACAGGGAAGTTTAAGCACTCTGCGCAACCTGGGTTATAGAACGTTTGATCATGCCATAGACAATTTCTACGATGTCATACCCAACAACACACAACGTTGGCAAGCTGCTCGACGTGCTATACAGCAAATACAGTCGCAAGACATGCAAGCCTGGTATGCCAGTTGCTGGAACGATATTGTACACAACCAGCGTTTATTTGCCGCCAGCAAGACTCAACGCCTAAATACTTTATTCGCACAATTAAACATATGATCAACAGTTACACATCTTGGCAACCTTTAGAAGAAGTTATTGTGGGCAGTGCCTACCCAGCAGATTACTTTGACTTCATTGACAATCCTCAAGTTCGCAATCAAATGCAACAGATCTTGCATGAAACAGAAGAGGATCTTGACAACCTACAACGGACCATTGAGCAATACGGTGCCCGAGTACGCAGACCCGATGTTCGACCCAAGGACGAGTTTGTATGGTTTCAAACTGAAGGTGGTGGTGCTCCGCTGCCACCACTGACTCCGAGAGATTGGCAAATCACACTGGGCAACAAACTGTTGCGTGTGCTCAACATGAAAGAGTTAGATACCATCTGTGCTGAGTACAAAGATCAAATAATCAACCCACACAAGAGCGAGTGGGACAAAGACTGCATTCTAAATGGTGCAAGTGCCAGCTGTATTGTGCGTGTGGGCCGCGATGTATTCTTTGACAACTCAGACTTCTTAAAGCCCGAACAAACCCGTTGGATAGTGGATAACGTACTGGGTCCTGAATATCGTATTCACGAAGCCATCACAGACGGACACGGCGATGCTGTGTTTGCTATTCTCAAGCCTGGTGTGCTGTTGAGTTCCAAGCACGATGTTAACTTGGATCTAGCACGTGATTTCCCTGGTTGGGATGTGTGCAAGATTTGGGACCCAAGTATCTGGGCCGCCATGGAAGTTGGCAAGTTCAAGTACGAATCTAACCCTGGTGCTTGGTACGTGCAAGGACAAACCCCTACGCCTGAGTTCACAGACTTTGTGGACACTTATCTAAACAAATGGACTGGATTCGTAGCAGAGACAGTTTTTGACGTTAACTGTCTTGTGTTGGACGAAGAGAACGTAATCTTCAGTGCTTATAACAAGCAGGTGTTTGATTATTGTAAGAAGCATCGGATCAATCCGATTATAAGTGAGTTGCGTCACAGCTACTTCTGGGACGGCGGCATCAGCTGCTGTACCCAGGATCTACGTCGTCGTGGTAGTCTAGAGTCATATCTATGATCATCCCGATTGCCAATCAGCATGCCTACAATTCAATCCCGCGCAATGCGCAACTGGGCTACACCATAGACTACCGCTGCAATGCACCTAGTCGTCAATTGGTAGTAGACTGGAAAGGGGATTGTTTTGTATGCGGCTGTGAGGCATGGTTGCCTGTTAGTCCTGGTCAGATCACTGATTTTGATCGCCTAGCGGATGTATGGGCACATCCTACAGCACAAGCCTTACAACAAGACATTGTAGATGGCCGTTTCACACACTGTGCTGTAGATCGTTGTGGTGTTAGAAACCAAGACTTATTTGATACTCGCTATGTTGTCAGCATCAACATAGACGAAAGTTGCAATCTAGCTTGCCCTAGTTGCCGCAGCGATGCTATCATGGTTTCACAAGGCCCAGACTATGAACGCAAGCTAGCACAGGTGCAACACATGCGCAGATTGCTGGAGCAGTTTGAAGAGCCGTGTCACATTGTTATGTCGGGCAACGGCGATCCACTAGCAAGCTCTATTATGCGTCCGCTGATCCGTGAGTTCCAGCCTACTCCGCAACAAACCATACGACTGTTTACCAATGGTTTGCTGATGGAAAAGCAATTAAGCAACAGTCCTATACTAGACAACATTACACAATACTTTATCAGCATAGACGCAGGCTCTACAGAAGTGTATCACAATGTACGCAGACCTGGACGCTGGGATGTGCTGATGCGTAACTTAGAGTGGCTGAAGTTGGTACAACAACGTACCAAGTCAGAAGTGCTGTTGAAGTTTGTATTTCAACAAGCCAACCATCATGACGTGCAAAACTTCTGCAAGCTGTGTGTTGACTTTGGGTTTGACGGGGTAGTCAACAGACTCGAAGATTGGGGCACATGGTCTAACTTTGCTGTACAAGACGTTGTCAACCCTGCACATTCTAAACACTCGGCGGCAATAGAAAATCTGCGTACGAGTCATGTGCTCTACGCAGATCGCATACAGTTCAACGCCAGTTTAGTTGAGCTCTGCAAGCCACGGAAATAACTGTTTCCAATCGGTTCCTCGGCGTCGATCTATTTCAGTTAGGTAAACCTTTAGATCTTCTATGCGACTCTGATCGCGTGGCCCTGCTTGTATCTGTTGCATAATACCTGCCATGTGTTCACGTGCGTCTAGAGACCCAGGTTTGTCTGTAGGCATGGCTGCTAACACACGTTCAAAGTCTGCGTCAAACACACCTGCACCAAATATGTCTGGAACCATTTCAGGCGGTGTCATCACACTCATGAAACTGAAGCTGATAGGGTTCCAAGGGTTACGGCGTGCGTTCCACCCGTTGATACGTTCCACCAAGTCAGGCAATGTTTTAATTGTCAGTGCAGATATAGCAGTATTCATACACATGACCACCCAGTCTTTATCCAACAAGTATTCCCAGTTCTCTTGCCATTCAGCTAGGTCAAGTCCCCAGCGTACATATTCTTCTTGCGGACCCCAGGCATCCAAACTGCCAGTTATTTGCAGACGTTTGAGAGCACCTGACTCGACCATTGCCCCAAAGCGATCTATGTACGCACGGAACTTCTTTGTGGGCACTTTCAAGTTGGTAATGATATTGAATGTGAGTTCAGGGTTAGGATGACTTTCCCAAAAATCCAAGCTGGTGTCAAATTCTGGTTGAAAGAAAGGTTCACCACCTAGGATCTGATAGTAGCGTATGTGGCGATAACGATCTTTGTCTCGAAGATACTGCCAGAAGTCTGCCAGCATTTGATTGTAGTTGGGATTGCTTGGTTGATTATAGCCAAACTTAACACGCCCTTGTTCAAACACACCAAACCGTTTGTTTTCTTCTTCCCATTTGGTACTGAAGTGTGATCCGCAATACAAGCAGGCCATGTTACAGGTGTTGTTGAAATAGACTTCCAAGATAGTGGGTACAACTTCTGTAGCAGTGGGATCTGTCAACAACTCTTCAGGAGTACGATCAGCTTCGTGTCCGGCTCGGAGTTGATATTGTCGATCGCTCATACCACCTGCTTGCTCGATCTTTTCGCAGTATTGACATCCGCCTTGTGGCCATGTGCCTTCCAGCATTTGCTTTCGTGCTGCTACTTTGTTGGGCAAGTTGTGAAAACTTGCAAAGTTGTCCGGAGGTATAGGCGCTTGATCAGTACGATGACAGCTGGAACTTGTGCCTTGACCTAGGTATACTGTTGACCAGGCCCACTTCAACAAACAAGCAGTGTCACTCTTGATGGGAAACACTCTATCAGTCATGAACAAACCTTGACACCATACAGTGTTTCAAATCTGTCTGCGTCCTTGCGATCGTTGACCATGGGTTCACCGCGAATGTTCAAGCTGGTATTCAGCAGCATGGGACACCCAGTCATTACGTACCACTTTTCCAGCAGTTGCCTAATTCCGCTTGCATCTCGCGGCACAGTCTGTACACGACTAGTGCCGTCAGCATGAACAATAGCAGGAAATATGTGAGGATGCCTGCAACGAGCGATGACTTGCATATACCTACTGTTACTGAAACCCCTAGGCATATCAAAGTACATATCAGCATGTTCCTCCAAAATAACAGGGGCAAAAGGTCTAAATTTTTGTCGTCGTTTGATTGCATTTACTTGGTCCTTGATACGCTCGCCCCGTGGATCGGCCAGCAAGCTACGATTTCCTAGTGCACGAGGGCCAAACTCAGCGCGGCCGCTAGCAACACCAACAATGAGGTCAGATACCAGATGATTGAGAATATCATCAACAGGATAGTCACCAGCGATATCATGTCCGAGATAAGCATCAGTCCATTTAACTCTTTTACCCCAAGCCAGGGCAGCAGCGCCCAGGCTAGAACCAGCATCGCCAGGGCAAGGCATAATCCATATGTTATCAAAAAACTTCCCTAGGTTACGATTGGCACTACAGTTAAGAGCAACACCGCCCATGTATACCAAATTGTTGGACCACTTAAAATCACGTGCTCTGCACATGACATTGTTGATTAGATTTTCTGCAATGTATTGTGCGCTGGCAGCAATGTCATAGTCTGTCATGTCAGCTAGGTGTTTACTGTCTATGCCTGTGTGTAGATTTTCACGGAATTTAATATTCACTGTATCACTTACTAGCTTTTTTTGCAGTGTTAGATTATGTTCTGAGCTGCCGTAAGCAGCCATACCCATTAAGATGTATTCTTCGTCTAGTGGCCGCAGGCCAACGCTGCTAGTAGCTGCACTGTAGAACAGTCCAATTGAATGTGGATAACGCCGAGACCAAAGTCTTTTATACTTTGCCACACCATTTCGATCATATTCTGCTCCCCATATTGTTATTGTTTCAAATTCGCCCACAGCATCTATTACCACCACTGTGGCACGATCATAAGGCGATGTTTGAAAACCTGCTGCTGCATGACATAGATGATGGTTGTAGTTGTGATAATGTTGTAGGTCCTGCCAGTGTGCATGGCCAATTTGATCATGCACTACGCCACGTACAGTAAGTTTGTTCCACTCTATACCCTGCCCGGCATACCATTGTCGCAGTTGTTTGGTCCAAGGACGCTCATAGTAGGCCACTGTGTCAATGGGATTGTACTGTTCCAGTTCACTTATTAAAGAAGAACATAATTCTGAGTCATTCTTTTTCTTGCTGTAGCGTTCACTATGTCCAGCAAAAAGAATATTGCCTTCACGGTTAATCACAGTGGCAGCAGCGTCGTGAAATCCTGCTGAAATTCCTAGTATGTTCATTTGTAGATAAACGGGTCTCGTTTGCGCAGTTCTTTTAGCTTTTTACGATAGCGAATTTCCATTTGAATACGATCCCAAATACGTTTAATCCATTTCATTTTAATGCCCTTATCTGTTGTTCTGCATAGTCTGGATTGCTCCAGCGGTAGCTGTATGTAGCTTCGACAACGGATGTGCGTATTTTATACACATCCAATTTGGTGGACAGCTGGCGCCATATTTCTTGATAATCATCAGTGCCAAACGACCTAACAAGATCAATTTGCCCAACCTGCGGATGACCAATGGTAAGACTCTTGTCTTCGGGATCAAACCCGTTGGCAACAAGCCACTCACGGAATTCTGTTATCTTTGCAATTTGCCAAGAGTAAGCGCCGGGATCACGTGCCCACTCAATATCAAAATCTCCCGCAGCTTCGGTCTGTGCTTTTAGTGATGTTGTGACAAGTTCGCCGATGCGACTGTCGCGGCCTTCGTCGTTGAACACTTCCCAATGATGCTTGCCCACTGCTTTGTTCACACCCACATACACACCGCCAAGCCTACGGTTAATAGTGTCAACTCCAAACAACTCATAGTCTTGTTGTTCTAGCACAAAACGCGGGGCATTGAGCCAGCACATCAACTGACTGGGGCGCTTCCATTCGGGTGCTTGTACATCTTTACGCATGCTGAGCACAAGACTTTCTATTTCATGACACAGTAAATTTAATTGGCGTATGTGCCAACGTGTGTGATCGTCTGCGGCTGTGTAGTACCTGCTCATTGCACCCGAAGTTCCTTGCAGGTCTTCAAAATAACGATGTAGATGATTCATTTTATCATGATTGACATCGAGATTTTTTTGTACTACGTTGGCAGGACTGAAAAAATCTTGTATACGATAATCTAAATCGCTGCTGTTGATTGCATGAATACTGCGATTGACTTGTGTGCAAAGATATTCTAAGTTGCGATCATGCTCAGTCCAGCCCATCCAACAATAGTTCTTTTCTAGATGCAGTTGGTTACGAATAATATCATTGAGAGCCGCCAACCATTTACGACTCAAACTGTTGTCATGCACATTGATATACACAGTTAGACAATCTCCGTTGTTGCCGCGGAGATCTATTTCAATTGATTCCAATTTCGTTCCACCATTTTAGTATTTCAGGGCGTGAGCCCAATATATCTGTCATTGTTACCGACTGTGTTCTTATGCTTTCTAATTTTAACACACGAGCCTTGCCTCGAGCAAGACCTGTACGATATTCTTCAGGCCATTGTTGTTCGAATGTGGGGCGATTCTTTAACTGTAACAGTACATCGCGCATGGCGCTGGATGTGCAATTGGGCACCAGTTGATCTATCCAGGCATCCAACAGGTGTCGGGGCAATGCCAATGGACTCATAATGATATCTGGAGTAAAGCTGAATATTACCTTGGCCAACAGTTCTACGTCGTAGCTGGCGGCCAGTTGCTGCATTGCATCAACTTCAAACATGCCTGGTAATGTCAGTGTAAAGTCCAATCTCATTTGACGTCGGTTTCGTTGGTGTTGCAGTCCTGCTTCGAAGTTTCTGCAGAACGTTGCGTAGTCAAGGCCTGTTCTAATGTATTCACCGATTGCTCTAGTGCCGTCAATGCTTGCACAAATTTGCCAATCTCGTACATGATCCAGAATATCGCTATAAAGGTCACGCCCCCGATAATGAATTCGGCTAAGGTTAGTGTTGTATCGTGCATATAATCTGGGCCCATCTCCTAGTTCAACAATGCGTTGCATGTAACGCCAGTGCTGTTCATACATCAAGGGCTCACCACCTACCCAGTAGATCTCTTCGACAGCATGTCTTTCAACGGCGGCAGCAAATTCCGCTTCAATCTGCGTGTCCTGAAACCTTGAGATGTCAGCACGAACATCAGTTCGCATCCAGTTGTTTTTTGGATTGTGCCAGTCAACCATGCTGTGAGTCTTTTGTTCGGTCTCCCATGCACTTGATAACATGTCACCGCAGGTTCTGCATTTGAAGTTGCAAAGGTTACTAAAGCGGTAATCCCACGAAACAGGAGCCATGCTTGTGTGTCCCGAAGCATCGGTACTTGCATATATTTCCTCTAGTTTGTGCCCAAACAAATGATCAAAGTAGGTGCGGTAAACGCTGGTATTAAGCAGTTTTGAATTGCACACATCGCACTCAGGCAATGTTTCTCCTGCCATCATTCTACGACGAACACTTTTCATGTGATCACTATTCCAGTGCTGTTCCAGCGTTACAGGAATATATCGACCTGTGCCTGCTGAGGTGTCTATGTACTGTTCAAAGTTCTGTGCAGGTTCTCGCGACGCACAGCACATTCTACGCTCTGTTTGCGGGCTTAGATATGTGTGCGTCCAAGGTGCCATACACAAAGTGTTAGGCTTGGTTGTAGTCATATTCTAATATAGCAGCCAGGCTAGGATCTACTTCAGCTAGATTTTGTTGGCGTTTGCGATCTAAATCACGTATTTTCATTCGCATCATGGATCCATCTGAATCAGCGCCACGATTCATAAAATCAATTACTCGAATAAACTCAGCCTGGCATTCAGGATGTGTTGGACGGCTGGCAAATATTGCATCAATTTTTTCTTTGGCTGCTTTGGGCAAATTGGCAATTGAAAAATACCAAGCTTCGTGCATCATATTCCAATACACAAAATCAAATTCCTTCCGGTATATCCAGTCTGAGGTTTCATGCAGATTCAAAATGTTGAAAATATTCACAGTGCAACACACTTGCAAGGTCAAGCAAGGCACTATTTTTTTCAATTCAGCGAATTTTTGAACATTGTCTTCTACCTCAAACCATTTGGCATTGGTGCGTTGATATTCAAAGCGCGGTCCAGTATCATCAATACTAAGGGCCACTTCTACTCTTTTAAAATGGCGCCAAATATCAGCACCACGTTCAGGATATTGTGTGCCATTGGTGTTGTAGTGTATTTCCACTTGGTGTGCAATACCACGGTCTACAATGCCTTGCAGCATGTCAAAATGCTGATCAATCATGAAAGGTTCACCGCCGGTGAATTCTATATAGCGAATGTCAGTTAAGCAGGCATCAATTTGATCCCAAAAATTCGCATTTTCTTGTGGCCATGCCCCGGCTCGCAACATCTGATAATGAAAGCTGTTTTTCTTTTCTGCGGGCAGCAGTTGATTTAATTCTTCAGTGGCAAACTGACTCGAGCTCCAACTGCCACAGATACGACATTTTAGGTTGCAGATGTTGCCCAGTTTAAGATCTAGATAAATCAAATCTTTAGCATCAGTGGTCCAGGTCTGTTCGTCAAGTGTATGCTTGAGTTTGTTCAAGGTGTGCATGCGTTTTGATGTACGTCCCGATCGTTCTTCGTTCCAGCACTTACGGCAGGTTTGAGGTTTTTTTCCATCCAGGAACTCTTGACGCAGATCGCGCATGTGATTCGAGTTTTGAATGGCTTTAAAGTTTGCTGTACTTAATTCAAATTTGTTGCCAGCGTTGTCTACAATTTCGTCGTCGGCTAGGCAGCAAGGACGTACTGTACCTATGGGACTGGCCTCCAAACTGATCCAAGGTAATACGCAGAATTTATCGTGTGGTAATTGCATTTAACATTTCCTGTAATTGTTGTGCCCATTGCGCATGTGACAAGGGTCCGGCATGTCGTTGATCTGAGCCTAGCCGGTCTATTTCCCAGCGTGGTTGATCTGTTTGATCATGCACAACAATGCCATTGGCCTTTAACAGTGCAAGATAGTGCGGATCAACGTTGTCAAGACTCCAATTTATAATGGGAATTTTGGCCGCGACGCAAATGGCATTTGTAGTAATTATTGCCTGCATCCACTCAGCCCAGTAATTAGAGTCGCCGTAGCGCAAGCGAGTGTGAAATAAATGATCTTCAGTGTCGTGTACGTTAACAGAATTACCTTGGCCATTTTTCCATATCACTGTGCGTATGGGGTGAGGCCATTGTGCTACAACAAACTCTGGACGACCGGTGACCAGGATCCACTGTGCTATACGTACACTGGCAATCCAGGCATTGCCCCCGGCTTCGGCTAGATTACAAGTCTTGATTCGAGTGCGTTGAGCCAGTTGGCCTGCCCAGCATTGATCAGCGTCCACTCCCACCGCTGAAGTATGACTACAACCCGCAGCTAAAAAATACGGTCCCGGCACATAGGAAGTAGGTGCACCAAAAAAACTGTCAAAATTCAAACTCATTTTAATGCAGCTAATTCAGGAATAATGTCCAAGATGTTTTCTTTTCTGATATCATCTAATTGTTGAGTCTTGGCCCAAAATTGTGGTATTAAATGAGTGTTGTCTGTGCTCATCATGTAATTGACAGCTGATTCAAAACCCACAGTGGCTCGTCTCAAGTGGTCCAGGGGACGCAGCCATTCCAGGTGTTGTTCAAACTTTTGCTTGATCTGCTGTTTGTACTCTGGCGTGGCAATGTCAATTCTGTAGTGCACAGGGTCTTGAAGAATGTTCACATTTAGATCCTGTGCTTGCAACAGTCCTTTTTCCACCCAGTCTCTATGAAAGTCTGGCAAGTGCATGGCGTTCATGATGCTGAGCGTGGGGCTGATATAAAAGTCTACCCCGGGACAAATTGCCAGCATGTCTCTGCGGTTTTGTTCTACCACTACCCAGTCTGTGCCCTTGCGTATGTATTCGCCACGTGCTCCAGAATCATCCAAGCTGGCACCCACTGCTACTGAATCAAACTGTTTCCAATATTCAAACACACTTCGGCCTTTTAGGTCTGTATGCGTGAAGTTGGTGTTGTAGATCAGTCGCACATCAAAACGTTTGCGTTTTACCAATTCATCTAGAATATGGTAGTGCTCTTCCATCAGTAAGGGTTCGCCGCCAGCAAAATAAATCTGCTCCACGTAATCCAGATGCGGTTCCAGTTGTTCCCACATGTCAGTTTCTGTGCGGCCTGCATACACTAAAGGCTTGTGTTTCTTACCCCAGTCGCCTCCGGCCAATTTGGCTTGATCCTGATACCACTGGCTACTGAATATGTGGCCGCAACTGCGGCAGCGCAAATTGCACAAATTACTGAAACGAATATCCCAATAAGTCATTTGAAACTTTTCTAGATATCCATTATGTTGTGTTTCATGCACCCGTCCAATATGGTGTCCGTGATGTTTGTTGGCACTTTGTCTACCGCTGAAGAATCCTGAATCTTCTTGCTCATAACACTTTGAACAACTGGGGTGTGCTTGATCGTTCATCATGGACTGACGTATTTGTTTATATTCAGTGCCATTCCAAATTTCAGTCAGAGTTTGTGTTCTAGTATCGCCAAATTTAGGATAGGGCTTGGCATGACAGCATGGATATGCTTCGCCTGTGGGCCAGGCGTGCATGTGTATCCAGGGATAGATGCAAAATGTTTTGCTCTCAGTCAGCAAGTGACGTTCTTTGTCTGTTACAGAGTTAATGTCAATTTTGAGAGGATTAGACGACCCGTACTGATACTCTTCTTTTCTACTGTAAGGATGTCGATCAAATTGATTTCTTTGAAATTCGCCATCTACTGAAAAGTAACTCACTGGCACACTGTCGGCACTGATTGACGCCAGTGCTGTCATTTGACTGTCAATGTCTGGTGCTGTGCTCACTACTATCACAAAAAAGTTGCTGATATCAATTTCATTCAATTGAATTTGAATATTTTTTAAAATCAATCCAATTTGACTGTCAGACACATAATAGTCATGTTGGTGCACAAACACAATACGTTGATTAGCAGCATATTCAGCCTGATACAACTGTTGTAGTGTTCGAATCAACCATCTAGTTGATTGTTCATAGTTGTCGGACCAGCTGGACAAATCTATTTCTGCCAGTACAGAATATTCAGATCGTAATTGTTGTAGTTGTTGCTCTAGATTCATAGTGATTGGTACCATTCTTTTAATTTAGGAAACGTTGTGGCAAAATCTTTGTCCCGGCGTTGGTCATACTGTGAGAAAAACTCACAAAAGTCGTTTAGCAAGCGAGGCATGTCAAATGCTTCCGAATGAGGAGTTTCGACCACGTCCAAATAGTCAATCAGTCTTTGTACATGATCCAGCTCATGCTCATGAAACAAAGGATTGTGCTGATTGCGGTAGTGCAGTTCTTTTAGTTCTGCAACAAAGCGGGCACGTAGGCTATGTGGCATGACCAAGGCACTTTGAAAGCTGGGGAATCTCAAGATGTTCAGTGTGTAACTTACTGCGTCACGTCCGTGGCGTTGCTTTAATTTTAGTAGATAACGCAAATGATCAGTCAAGCTAGGCAAGCACAGTGCTGAGATTGTGCCCATAAAGTGCAAGGTGCGTACACGACCGCTGGTCAAGATCTTTTCTACGTTGGCTTGCCAGGCGGCATAGTCCAGGCCATCACGTATGTATTCAGCTTGAGTACCCACAGCTTCCTGGCTGGTATAGATATCTACATCTAGTCCCTGTATTGAATCTAGTAAACGATCTACGTCTACATCAGCACCTAGGTTTGAGTTAATGGCTAGGCGTGTGCGGCTGCGTCCTGGATTGTTGCGGAACCAGTCAATCAGCTTCCAGGTGTGTCCGGACATGAGGGGCTCCCCTCCGGTGATTCTGAGCTCCTGTAGTGTAAGATGTAGATCCGACTCCCACCATGCAAAAAACGCTTCAACATACGGATTGGTCTCCCCGAAACGATACAGTTGAGCGCTTGAGTGCTCGTGTGTAAAGTGATTACGACCGTCACTAACAAGACTGCTGTAGGGTCCGTTATTCCTAATATCTTTAACCCATGTGCTACTAAAAGCAGGATTGCAATAACTACAAGCAAACTGGCAAGTACGATCGAAAGCAATTTCCAGAGTACGGAGGTTAACGTCCCGATCTGCGGGTGTATTTCTAGCTTCATGCAAGGCCTCTATGGGATATATTTTGCTTTTGTAAACACGATCGCTCACAGCGTCACGACCCATGTCTTCTATCTTCCAGCAGTATTCACAGCCTGCAGGACGTTCACCTGCAATCATTCGTGCACGGTCGTCTTTCTTTTGCGGTGTATTGTGCAGCAGCTTAGGGTTGGTAGTGACTTTATCAATGTCCACCAAATGAGCTGGCGGATGGTGGCAGCTGGTGCTCATGCCGCTACCAAGCCAAATGGTAGCATTAAACCACTTTGCGCCACAAAAACTGGGACTGATTGTGTCCAGCACTTGCTGGCGAAATTCAAGATCGTTCATTGAGATAAGTTAGTAGATGTTGTGGCAATAGAGCACGTTGTTCACGGTTGTACTCTACGAGACGTTGCTGATTGTATTTACAAATGTCGCGTGAGGCTTCCCAGAATTCAGCAGCGCCCGATTCGCTTATGCCACACACTGTATCTATTATACACTCTATTCGTGTGCTTGGGCAATCAATTTGATCATACCCTTCGTCTATCAGTGTACCAAACGTTTTAAATCCTGCGTTGCGTAAGTCTCGCAAGTAGCCCCGATTGGCAGCTACCACAAATGGGTGTGCCATTAAAATGGGTTTCCAGATCTTTTCTGTTCTAAAAGTATGCGGGTAATCATAAATGGTTTCTGTCACTAGACTGAACCAGGTATCTGTGTAGCAGCGTGGATTTACAATGGCATCGCCCCAGGTGTTGTTGAACAGCTTGTGTTTGATGAATCCGCTGTCAGTGTAAAGATCAGGAGTTAATCTTTCCCTAGCACGTTCTATTTCGTATTCTGGGGGCAGCAGTCTAATGCGTTCTGTTTTGCCTGTGTCTAACCGAGAAGTAAACGCCATTTCCACACGACTGCTGAGATTGGTCCACAGTGCATGAGTCAGCAGGCCCTGTACTCTCATATGATCTATTAGATACTTGCGATGCGGGCGCAGTCGGCCATTTAAAAAAAGAAATTCATAGGGCCTGTGTGACTTATAGTCTAGAGCCGCTTGTAACTGTGCTGCTTTGTTTTCTGTGTATTCCACAATGTTTGTGAAATAACAATCAGTCTTGCAGTAGTTGATGCCAGGTTCTAAGTCGCCAGATGTCAGCAGTCCTATACGCCCGTCACTCACATAGTCTGTGATACGTAGCCGCTGTAACTGTAATTTTATTGTTTCCGATCCCTCAGCAGGGTTTGAAAACACAATGCGGCCAGGCCATTGTGTGGCCAGAGCAGTGATACTAGCCCAGTTGTCTTTGAGCACAGTTCGTCCCACAATGTATCGACATGCAGGATCAAAGTCCACATCTGACCAGCGCCAAAAACTGCTGTCAGCATACAGCTTCAGTAGGTCCCAGGTTTCAGCCCATTCATCTACAACGAGTTTATGTGTTCCTAGCATAGTATTCACATTCGTGCCACCAGGTGGCCATTTCGGGAAACGTTTTCTTAAAGTCTGTGCCTCTGCGACGATCGTGTTCACTAAAGAAACGATAGAAGTCTGCTTTGGCCTGACTGTGATCTTGCTTTTGCCCCGAGCGCATCCAGGCAATGTCACGTTCCAGACGTTGCACTTCGTAGTCTTTGAATCCGTGTAAGGGATTGTCTTCTGTGGTCATGTTGGCCAGCATGAAGTCACGTGACTTTTCTAGCTGTACTGCATAACTTTCAGGCAGCAGTTGCAAGCTCTGCCAAGCTGGTTCTCGCAGCACAGGTGTATCAAACCACACACGCTGATAGGTGGTGCTGTGTATGCGTCTAAGTTGCAGGATCCATTCCATGTAGTCTTGAAATCCAGTCACTGCCAGATTGTTCATGGTAATGATAAAGGTCAAACTGTTGCGAGTGGGCACTTCTGTCAAGAAACGATTGACATTGCGTACCACACGTTCTGCACTCATGCCGTGTCTGACGTATTCGGCTTGTGGACCCGAACCTGAATCCAGACTCACATACTGCATGAAGTGTTCGATGTTGGGTGTGCATAGTTGTTTGGTATAACCCAGATACTTTTCAAACAGTGCATCTTCCACACTGAAGTTTGATGTTACGTTTAGATGCAACTTGGGACTGGGATTATCCAACACATAGTCAAATACTCGATAGGTATTCTTGTCCATCAAGGGCTCGCCGCCGGTCATGCGAAAGTGTTCTAGCTCAGGATACAGCGTGGGCCACCAATCCCAAAACGCTTCAACATAGGGATTGTGTTCCCTAGCGGGTATAACACGTCTAGACCCTGTAAAGTGTTCAGGAGCATTATGTGGTGTGGAAGTAGCATAAGCGCCATAACGGTTAGCTTCGTCTGCCCAGCTAGAGCTAAACTGGGGAGAGCAATAACTGCACTTAAGGTTACAAGCGTTGTTAAAATTAACTTCAACATAGCTGGGTATGACGTCATCTTCGGTTCCTGTTGAGTTGCGAATCCGTTCAAAGTCCACAGCGGCCCAGGGTTCTCCTGAACGATAGTGGCGGTCACTGAGTTTGTCGTTGGCTTCCATGTTCCAACAGTACTGACACTCTGTAGGCTTTTCATTTTTCAGCATCATCACACGCTGAGCCTTTTTGTGATCAGTGTTGTGCAGGCCGCCAGGACGAGCAAGATCAGCTTCAGTAATCTTGTGCAAGGGCGGATGATAACATGAGTTGTTGAGACCAGTGGGCAAGTGAAAGCTCACTTGCTTCCATTTGGCTAGACACAGTGCAGGACCGAGATCCGTTTTCATTTGCTCAGCTGATCGCATGAAGCGACTTTGATCGCCTTTGCTCATTACCAACCTTCTATTTTGCGAATAACATCGATTTCTCGAATCATCACACCTTGATTGTGCCAGTTCAAACGATAGTGATGTTTAAAAAATGCGCTTTGTTCACATTCTAGGATGGCCATTGGCAGATCCAATTGTGTGTGCAAATCCTCAGCCAAGCGATTACTGAGCAATCTTGGTTGGCTGTCTTTCACTGTAAGCCATAGTTCAGCCAGGGCATCAAAGTTTTGCACCAAGGTATAATCCCAATTAGTAAGCATGGTCATATAGGTGCCTTGACGTGCACCAGCAATGGCCCACTCACCATATTCTACATCTGTGCCTACGTTGTGCCAGATTGTGAGATTGTCTAAGTTTCGTAGCACTTGATTTTTAAATTCTTCTACTGTGGGTTTGCGACCGCGTTGCAGGCACATCTTAACGCCTTCTCGAAAACCTGCACGCCACGCATGGAAAGCATCACCATTAGGGTAAGTTGTGGAATAACAATCATGCATGGGCCAATACAAGGGATCAAAACAAAACTCTACCTGGGTTTCATCTCGTCCGTCTGTGGCTTCGTGAGTTTGCATGTTCATCACAAACTCCCGGGTCCATGAACTTAGGCCTCCGTTGCCGTACATGAGTCCATTGACATGATTACGTGCCCGCCACCGGAACACAGCGTTCTTGTATTCTTCATTAGGAAGAACAAGCGTCTGATTAAAAAACGTCGGGTTGGGGAGATTGTCACCATCAATGAGAATGAATCTATCACTGTCACTGGCCTGTGCTGCCGCTTTGTGAGCAGCATCGCTGCCCTTAACGCCATCCACCCGTTTTGCCCAAGGCACCATGTTCTTAATCTTGATCCAAAACTCTTCTTTTTGTGGTTCGTCATAGCTTAGGTAGATACAATCTAAATCTGCGATATCAACTTTCATAAGTCCTCTTGCTCCAATAGGTTCCGTTTTCTTTTACAACAATAGCAACATCTTGTGCGTGGCACAGTGTGCCTGCGTTGCTGGGTGCGAGTTTTTGTGCTGTTTGCCAAGTGATAGGAATTATCTTTCCGTCGCGAATACGCACTTTCATTTGGCTTCGAGCATGCTGTTCAGGGGTAACTTCAATGTATGTACCGGGCAAGTCTTCCATGCTGTAGAATAGTGGACGTTCGCCTTCATAATACAGTCTATAAAACACAGACTGAGGTTGTGGCATACTTTCCAATGCACCAAAGAATTCATCTGGGGTTATCATGGTTGCCACCTTTTGACATTATAGTGAAACGCACCCCATTGAGCAATGGTATTGATTCTCAATGGATTCATTTCCCAAACTAATTCTTGTGTCCAGTCTTTTGTGGCTGTGCCTGCATGTGCTTGTTTCATGTGTACAATTGAGGGCGAGTCCGGAATTGTAACCAGTTCGAGCCCTATGACCTGTGCAGCCATGGCGTAGACCAAATCTGTATCTGGTACATCAGGTGAGTATTTGATGAGCCGACGATATTCTGTCCAATGATCAAATATATTGCGCACAGTGTCAAAGAACTCTTTGGCCATTTCGCTGCGACGCCAATAGGTAATGGCATTGTACACATCTGGCAAATTGTTTTGATCAAAAACTGTTCGGTAGTCTCGAGCTGTGCTGATTTCGTCGCGCCAGTTACGGCAGCCAGTAGACAACACCACATCACGATGCCTAAACATGGTCCACCAGTGATCTATCGGACTGGCAATCAGCATGTCTGCTTCTAACTTGATAGTTTCGCGGAATGGTGTTTGAGCAAATACCAAAGGGTCGTTGGCATAGGGATTTTCTCGATTGATGTCTACAACGTGTGTGTAGGCAAACAAACTATAGTCCGCTGCATAGGGTTCGTTGGTTAGCAAACAAATACGTGCCTTGGGATGCTGTGCCAGTAAAGTTTTTGCCAATGTACGAGCACAGTCAACGTAGTCTATCTTGTCTACATTGAACGCAGGAATAATGTAACCTTGTTCTTCAACGGGACGCAATGATATTCTCCAAATGACGTTTGCCCATGGCATGGAAATCAAAACCAATCCAGTCTACTGTTTGAGGCTTTTGGTCAGCATCTACAAATGTAATCTCGTAACTGTCGGCGTCTACTTGCTTTAAAGTATGTTCAGGCATGACACTCATCATGGGCCATGGAATATCACTTACATGGTTGGTGTGACCACTTACAATGCCCAGGGCAATACTCAATGCAAAATCATTGCGATATGTGCTTTTGTCTATAGCATACAAATCACGATAATGTTGCCAGTTGTCTTGGATCATTTGCATACAGTCAAAGATGTATTGTGCTGTGTTTGATCTACGGAACATCATTACTGTGGCCCAACGCATGGGCATTTGATAGCGTCCAAATGTGTTGAGAGCTGCTAACTCCCGTCCGGTGGTCATGTCTGTGGCCCAACGATAGCACATAAAGTCACGATCAGTGTTGATTACATTGCGCAGTGCAGCACTGGCCACAACATAATCAGCATCTAATACTAGTGTGCGGTCCCAGGGGGACAAACTATAAGCATCAACTCGGCCTGCGTTATGCCACGTAACAGTGGCATCATAATCCTGGAAATAACGGGTTCCTCCCGCTTTGGGGTCTGCATAAATGACGTGATCAAATCCTTCCACAATATCAGATCCTGTTTGGTCTGTGACCACGGCCACTGGAATGTTAAGGTGCCTACGAATGTTTCGAGCATTCCATCGAGCCATAGCAAGGTAGTCGGTTTGTTCATTGTTAAATGCAAATATCAGTGCGCCGGTGGTCATCGACGTTTGCTCATTTCTTCAAACTCCACGTGCCAGGCATTCATTTGTTCTTGCCAACGATCAAATGCCAAATGCTGTAGTTCTAATGGATCAACTTTGACAGGGTTTTCGTATAAGTCAACAATAACCACTTCATCTTCTACTGGCACAGTTTGTAACACGGCCAGCAGTTCAGGCCCAGCACGCCACATGCCACCGCGATAAGCAAAGGTCATTTTGGCCAGGTATTTTTCTTTTAGTAGCCGTTTTGCAACAGCATGATTAAATCTTGCTCGTGCATGAGCAACAAGGGCATCAGTATCCATGATGTTAGTATACAGGAAAAAAAGAGAAAAGTAAAGGGCCTTGCGGCCCTTTTGATTAAACTGTTGTGGCAGCTACAGCTGGTGTTCCCCAACTGTTGCTCAAATATGTTGTTGAGGGCGGGAAATATGTACAAATAGTAGTAGGTGCAGTTCCGGGAGTAGCTCCCGAACTTGCAGTACCGCCCGAAATTGGGTCGCCGTCTGATGCTGACCAAAGTGTAGTAAATGTTAAAACAGTCGAAGCGGCGTTCAGCGCCACACTGTGTTGAATAAAGTTTGCGGTGTACGGAGCAGTATCGGCAAACTGTTTATAGATGATAGTGGCTGCTGCACCAGGGGTCAAAGCATAAAAACCAGTAGCAGTGCTCAGTGTGTTGGGCGTACCTGAACCGCCAACTTTGGTAGTTCCAGTGTATGCAGCACCAGCAATAGTTTTGCTGGCAGCAATGCCGGTAAAAAATATGTCTCCGCACAAGGTATTGGCTAGATCGTTCCATTCAGGATCGCCTGTGGCAGTAGTTGATGTTTTGCTCACATCTAGTTTGATTCGTCCGCCAGCATTGAAAAACCAACGAGCAGCGTTGGCAGATGCAAAAGTCACTGTATTAGTAAAAGTAATAGTCCAAGGGCTGCCAGATGTTGCTGCTGTTTTAGAGTTGGTTCCAGTCCAGCCTGTAAATTGACTACCGTTGGCTGCTGCAAATGCGCGGTTAGTGGTTATGTTAGTTAGATCAGTGTTGAGAGCTGATAGTATGTTAATGGTTTGACCAGTAGTGGGTGCCGATCTTGCAGTGATTGCGGTGTTGGTCTGGCTTCCCATGCTGGCAAGGGTGTTAACCAAACTACCCCATTGAGTAGCAGTGATTGTATTGGTAGCGCTCACAGTGGCCAGCGCACTTTGCCCCCAGCCTTTGTCTCCCGATCCAGTGCCCCAAACGTCGTTGACGTTGGCATTGGCCGTGGTACTTACGAATCCATTATAGTCTGTGGCCTGTATTAAACCACCGCTTACGTATGTCATGCTTTTGTCCTAATTATTTGATACTTACAATTGCTTCAACGGTACCAATATCTGTGCTCAGCTTGGATGTTAACGCACGTCCGATCACATTAAATGATGTTGCTTCGCCTGGACCAGCTGCACGAGCCAACCCATCTCCTGCTGAAACTAATCGATCGCCTTTGTGTATTATACCCGAAACTTTGACTGGAACGCGACCGGTCATTGCAACTGGCGGGTGTGTATCGTTTTCGCCGGCTCCACCGTTCATGGTAAAGGCTGGTCTTGTACTTATCACACCAAACACTAAGTCGCTGAGTTCTACACGAGATCTGGTGATTTCTTTGGCACCGCCAAGTTCAACCACAGTTCCTGGATCCAGGATTTCGTCTGCTTCAAATCGTTCTGCAACGTCAGCGTATAATGCTGTGGTAGCTGTGGCAAACACCTGGTTGAAATAGTTAGCACTTGATCCAATGTTGCCCACAGCATTTGACCCGCTTTTACCAATACTGGGCACAGTGATACCGCTGAATGTGGCACCCGAACTAGAAACAACCATGACGTTGGAAGTTCCTGCAACGTTAGCAAAAATTGATCCGCCTGAACTAGGAATGTTAACTTCGGTTGTGCCAGAAGAAATCTTTTGAACAGTAACCGCTGCACTGATACCAGTTAGCAATGCGCCGTTGCCCAAGAAGAAACTACCTGCAATATTAGCTGAACTATTGATATTACCAGTCACAGTCACTAGACCACTAGTAATCAAATTACCACCAGTGACATTTCCTGTAACACTAACTGCGGTACCAGTGTGCAGTGTAGCAGCAATATTGCCACCAGTGATATTACCACTAGCACTCAAAATTCCACCTGTTAGTACATTACCGCCTGTAACGTTGCCAGTCACGCTAACTGCGGTACCTGTATGGTTGGTTGCTGCAATGTTGCCGCTGGTGATGTTGCCAGTGGCACTGATAATGCCACTGGTTAAGAAATTGCCACCTGTAACGTTGCCAGACACTGTGGCCAGGCCAGCTGTGATTAAATTGCCACCTGTAACGTTGCCGGTGCTGTTGTTATATCCAGAAATATTTGCACCAGTACTGGTTATTGTTACTGTGGTTGCGCCGCCTGCACCCAAAGTAAGGTTACCAGTGTTGATCACGTTTCCGCTGAGAACACTGCTGGCGCCCTTGGTCACAGTTATACCTGGATAGATAGTTGGGAAGTCGGTGTTAATTGGCGACGCAGGTGTAAAAGCTGAGTCTAGACTGACAATGGCTTGACGACTGTTGTTTACGTACAAAGTGGTAACCAGGTGCGGACCGCCGCCTGAATCGTTAATAGTTTCAGGAATAGCACCAGCTGTGCCTGTAGCACTGGAGAAGGCTGGACCAACCACTAAGAAAGCAGAACTAGTCCACACCTTAAGTTGCTGGTTAACTGTGTCGTACCACAAATCTCCTGTGACATTAGATGCAGGTGCACTAGCACTGGCTGTAGCTGCTGAAATAGTTTTGAATGTTGTGCCGTTGTAAACTTTGAGCAAATTGTTGGTTTTGTCCCACCACAACTGGCCGGTCAACGGTGCCGGGGGTGCTGTAGTGTTAGCATTGTTTTCCAACAAGTGAATAAAGTTTTCGTCTAAGAACTCACCGTAGCCGGCGTAGTTTTTACCTACCAGCGTCATTGAGCTAGAAGTATTGATAGTACCGTCTGAGATGGTAGCAAAAGTAGCACCATCGGTAAGGTTGATTACATAAGCCATGTCAGTTACCTGTTCCTAATTATATCATATTTATACAGCATTTATGTTGCTGAGCGTTTGAATACGCAAGGTATAGTCAATTTGAATTTGACGGTTCAAGCTCTTTTGCACAGGGTGAAAAATCACATGAGTGATCAATCTTAAATTGTCTGCGCTACCATTCCAGGCTTTGAGCCCAAGTTCGTCAAACACATATTCACCATTGAAATTGGTTGAATTGTCAAATGCCTGTTGTTCAGGAGGTTCCCCGTAGTCCAACAAACAAGTAACAAGAATGTCTGTGTACACTGTGCCCGAAGTGTGAATTGGGGTCATTTTGTTGTTTTCAGGGTCAGTGTCGGCTGCTGAATTATCGTTGACAACTTTAATATAAGTTTGATTATACAAGTCTGCGTTTTGGCCAGTTGTATTAGGCGGCAAATATGTGATAACTCCTGTGGGGTCTACTGAGCTGCCACCGTTGCCAAACGCCATGGCGTAGATGTAGCCGGTATTGCGATCACTCAGCGTTTGGGCCATGCTGATACTGATATTTTCGTAGTGAATAGCATTTTTCTTGTCGACAAAAACTTCGCCAGTTTCTGGGTTGTGAATTTTTACAAAACCTTCAATTTTGGCCAATCCTGGAACTATCATGAGCGACCCTCCACAATGGTTTTTTGTGTTTTTGGATCAAACACTCTAAAATAACCCTGTACGCTAATTGTACCGTGCTCGTTGGGCCGGCGCGGTGCGGCCGGCATTGTTGGGGTTTGTTGCTTGTTTGGTACTGTATTTGACATGATCACTTATTTACCTTGTTATAAACCACGCAGGAACCTTGCAGCCTGAGTGTCAGTTTCTTGCAGAGCTATACCATCGCTAGCCGTACGCACTTGTCCTGTTCCTGTTCCTGCTGCGGTAGCTGTAAACAACGCACCTTCTCTAGCGTCTTCGGCGCCCAGTGCAATCCAGTTGGTATTTCCCAACGCCCAGATAAAGTAACTGTCTCCAACCACAATACTGGTAACTGGAGAAATAGTTCCAAGATCGTACCAGCTCTTGCTTACTCGTTGAGTTATTGAAACTTCTTCGCCAACAGCCGGTGCCAGCAGCGGACTAACTGGATCATTGTCGGTAATGAATTCAATGCTTAATGGTTCTATTATAGATACAGTGTATCTGTACTGGCTTGGAGTTTCAAGGTCAGTGATAGGATACTGTCTAATTCCGCCTACATACACTTCAATGCTGTGATCGATATAAGCAGTACTACTGTCACGTGGGTATTCTGGCACAGCATTGATGTTGGGTGCATAGAAAATAGTAGTAGAACCGTCGCCCAACGATGTATCTTTTACAATACGATCTTGGTATTCTTCATACATCAAATTGCCGCGTCCCATGTTATAGACCACAGTACCAGCACTGTGGCCAGTTGTAGCAGTTCCTGCTGTGCCACGCATGAGTCCACTGATGGTGTTCAATGCTGTATTTCTGTTGCGATACATAATACGTTCGCCTTCTATCATGCACACACCAAAAATTCCGTTGGGCAAATCTGGTTCGGTCAGCGCACTGGCATTATTAACATAAATGATATCAGCACTGGCAGTGACATTGGCTGTTAAGAATGTGGTTGTTGCAGTAGTCATGCGATAGGTTGCCTGCACTCCGCGCATGTCTTGGAAAATACGGAAAGCCAATGCCTCAGGCACCACGCTTTCTGTGAACTCAGTTATCACAACAATATCAGAACTGGCCATTGGTCCAGATGCCAGTATGAGATACTGGCCCTGTACAGTGTAATCTACACCGTCAAACAGTCTATAGCCGTTGAGTGTGACCCACAAACGACCAGCTTGTACTCCCAATCGCTGAAGATCAAGATTGTTGTCTGGAATTATTGCACCAGCAGAATAATCATAAGATCCTGGAGCACCGGTTGTGCTGCCAGCATCAAAAGTAGTGCTGTCATAGCTTTCAGTTACAGTGATACCAGTATTCAATGGACCCTGGAATACCAAGGTAAGAATATTTTGTTGACTTGTGTCGTTATAAGTGGTCACTGCAATAGTTGCGCCAATTGTGGGTGCAGTAACTAGTTGTAGTTGTGAGTTCACAATAAGGTATTCAGCTACTGTACTCACAGCAATCAATATACGATCACCAACTGATGGAGGTACTGCAAACACTACTTCACGGTCATTACTGACGCTGTTCCAAGAAGTTACCACATAAGCTCCTCCTGCACCGGTGTTTTGCTGTTGTAGCACATTGTTAACATACACTGTGACATCAGTCAGTGCATCAACAATACCTTGGGAATATCCGCCTCGGGTTGGCAAAGCAAATCCTGTGGTTGTGTTGTCTCCAATGTATTCTGCGCCTTCTGAAGGACGCAGGCGTAAGCCATTGATCTCAACAATGGCGTTGCAAGGATTGGTGCCGCCAGTGTCGTTGGAAAGATTTACTGTGCGAGCCGCATTGATTGCTGCATCAACGGTGAAATATTCAGTTTGTGGAGTGCTCCAAGAATATTGAATTGGAGTAGTAATGCCCAGTACAACAAAAGTCAAGTAGTCGCTGGCGGTGTAAGCAGCAGACAAGTTGACCTTGCTCAACTGACTGGGCACAAAAGACTGCCAATAGTCAGTGTTGGTAATTGCAATGCCAGCAGGAACATTTTGAATAGCACGATAATAGCCGGGACCTGCGGTGTAAACCACATCTAATCTGTTGTAGGCTGTGAGTTGATTCCAGACGTCAGCTGGATAGTAAGCTTCCCACGTGTTGACCTGAGTTAGCACGCCGTTGACAAACAGTACAACATCGTAAATTTCGCTGGCTGCTACTGGTACTATCAAGAAGTCTTCGTTATCACCTATGACATTGGCCCGATATAGCTGACTACCGCCTCCAATTTCATAGGCTGTGATTGATATAGAATCGTTAACACTGATGCTATTAGTAACTGTGACAGTTTTTGCTATCCAATCAACAGTGTAATCGGTGCCAAGATCCAAGTTTACGCCTGTGGTAATGTTTGCAACATCAAGATAAACAGGATGTTCTTCAATACCGTCCCAATTAAACACAGCATTGCCCACATCAGACACTGTGTAGCGACGGCTGGCTATTTGAAATCCATGACCGTCATTTCCTGCAACACCATCAAACAAAGACCAGTCACTGCCTGGGCGTGTGAACACCTTGATATCAACAGTGTCAAACTCACTGCCATTTACTAGTTCTTCAGGAGCATGGCCTTCGTACAGTCCAATGAACTCGCCACCATCAACATTGATGTCTGTAACTCGTGTGCCAAGATATACGTCAGTAAAACTGCTGCTGTACTCAACATCTAGAGTCTCGCCAGACACAAACTCTTTACCATAAACTTGTACACCAGGATAGTCTATGCCATCAATCAACAACGGCAAATCTATACCAGGCTCATTGACCCCTGGAACATAATAACCAGTTGTTCGGTCTATGCCGCCAAGCTCGCTGGCAGGTACTAGAGTCCAATCATCAAGATTAAATGTTGGTCCTACTACAGCAGTCGAATCTGGACTAGACGCTCTCCATACCCGATCAATGAATCGGACTAGTGTGCCGTCTTCGTACGTGCCACTAGGATCCCAGGTAAGAACTTGTGTTTGATACGAACAACGGTCATACTTGATCACGGTCTTAAAGCTACGAACAAGGTCATTGCCCATTATAGGATAAGCTCTTGCGCCTGTGCCGTTACCCCCGTCAAATGTAATTACCGGAGTGGCAAAATATCCTGACCCAGGATCAGTTATAGTAATAAAAGCAATAGATCCAAAGCTGGTCAAGAAAGCTTCAGCAGTAGCAGGAACATCAGCATCGCCAGTGATAATCACAGTCGGAACATCTGTATAGCCCGAGCCTGCATCTACTATCTCAATTCTTTGTAAGTTTAACAAATAGTTTCCGTACCATTGTGTGTACGGCCAGGCTTGCCAAATTAACGCACCTGGATCAACATCGCTAAGAACATTGTCTGGTTCAGGAGTACTGAGCAAGTATGGCGATTGGTAACGTGGATCAGTTGTGTCGCTGATGTTTAATATTGGACTTGTGTACTGCGGTATTGGCAAACTAGTGTTGTAGTATGCTGGTACATCGAAGTCAGTGACGTCGCCGCCGTACTGGTCTTGACCATTGTACAACAGATTAAATTCACGAATTTGTACGTGATAGGGCTTGACTTCTTGAATATAGTCAAGCACAAATTCCTGATTATCTTGACGATAGTTCTGGAAAGGTTCTAGATTTCGAATTCGGTGATCAACATCTATCAGGGAAGTTTTGACCAACCACTCAGGGGCCGCAAACTCACTGAGCACATAGTTAAACATTAGAGTCAAGCTACGGTTGCGTTCTAACAGCAGATCGTCAATGAACAGTTCTTGGTTGATGGCTTGAATAATTTTGCGAGTTTCAATTACTGGCTCTTGGTCAAAGTACTGAGCATCAAACACTTCAACGTCAAATCCAAAACGTCCCAGTGCGTAATCCCACAATTCAGCTGAGAATGCAATGGTACCGTCTTCTAGAGCCACACGATCCCAACCAGTCAACGACCTGAGATAAATTTCAAATTTACCTTGTGCGTTAGCAGTCACTCGCACACTGGTTCCCTCAGGAACAGACAAGGTGTCTAGTGTGCTGAAGTTAGGAACTTCTGCGGTCACTTTGGTAGATGGGTTGTATCCTGGCAGGTACCAGTTAACATAACTCCAGTAACGTTTGGTGTCATAGTTCTGTACTTTGATCAGTACCAACTCTCGAGCATTAAACAATCCGTTTTGTACATATTGCACTTGATAAATTGTCCACAGACCGTTGTTACTACTGTCGCTGGCCACTAGATAACGATAACCTTGAGTGGTAGGCGTGGCGACTGGCACAGCGTATATATTTTGGAAACTCAAAATTTCCAAGTTGGCCACACGCATGTTCCAGTTTGGCTCAACTTGTCCAGGTGTGGTAGAATCTGGCTCAGGATCGCTGGAATTCAGCAGATTAAAACTTCTACTTTCAGAAATAGTATACATGGCCAACACTGCATTGGCACGTTGTAAATAATTTTTCAAAGCTTCAAAGCGATCCACAAACATTGATTGGCGTGGACGGAATTGGACTCCGTATCTTTCTGCAGCATTCAAATTAGGGTCTGGTACAAGATTGCCTGATGTGTCAACTCCGCAGAAACTGTCTTGTAATTTACGATATAGTCCGTCACTCAAAAAACCGTCAGACTTGTCTTGTGCAATCAGCTCGTACTCTACGTGAACATTGTTGGTGGTATACTCACGATCATACTCAATGTTGATTATGGTATCCTGAGCTTCGATGATGTTTGAGGCATTATACAAGGCAATTGTACTGGCATTGATAGGAGCAATATACGGAATACCGCTGCTTTTTGGGTTTTCAATGTAGCGACTTACAGTTGTAGCACTCAAAGTTTTACCTTTGTTAGAGGCCACAGTAGATATACCTCGCACCCAGAAATAATAATATGTATTCACAACCCCATCTGCACTGAGACGAGCACTGAAACTAAACGAATTTATGTTGAGAGGTATTCCAGGTCCTGTGTAAGACGCTGGTGGTTGTGAACTCTCAACCCATTGATAGATGTCAATGGTAGATCCAGGGAACAATTGCCCCCAACGTCGACTGGCATACACAATATCATCTTGGTTGGGATCAATGAATCTTACTGTGCCAATATCCCACCAAATTTCTCCCACATGTTCTGCAAACCATGTTGTGCCATTGTTGTTGGTTGGGCCGTTGTCGTACTGTGCTGGGTCAACTGCTCCAATGTAGTCAATGTTTTGTCTTGCTGCTCCAAGTATTTTGCCTTGCAAAGGATCAAAGAAATCAAACTGTTCAGTGCGAGCACTGGTAATTCGATCGTATGTGAATACTCCATTGATTAGTCCAACGTCAACCACTGGTTGCTGTTGTCTTAATGTGGTCCATGCAGGAACTCTATTTGGATTTTGTGATACAAAAACTCGGCCGGAATCCGCTGCGGTACTGTCACCGGCTACAGCATCACTGCCCGGAGCACCAAGCATCAGCACTCCATCTACATAGCTTACTGAAGTACCATAGCCGTCAAGAGGTCTTACATTGGAATCAACTATTTGAATGCCAAATACAAATTTTCCTGTGTTGGCTGCGTTTTCATTGGCAGCAGGCAGATAATCGTAAGTGTATACGCTACCACTCTGTTCTACAGTGCTGAAGAATATAGTACTGTTACTATCCCAGTCTACTAGTCCGTCGTCCCATATTGTTAGTACCCACAAGGTTCCCTGTGGCGATCCTACTACTAGATTTACCGCAGTTTCATCTACAGACACGCTGTAACCAAACTGAGCAAATTCTGTTGGATATGGACTGTACAGAGTCTGAGAGTATGTGAACGTCTGGAATCCAAACGCATCAAATGCAGTGCCAACTGAGCCCGGTGCAACTTGTAGTAGGTCTGTAGGAGAAGCAGCGGCAGCATTTTTTACTTTCAACGTCAACAAACCGTTGTTGACAGTTGCAATCACATTGGGAACATCAGCATTGATAGCCAAAGCAAAACTGATCAGTGTACCAGCGGATGGCACTGCAACGTCAATGTTGTTGACTCTCAGTGTGTTGCCAACTGTGAGACTTGGGTTGGCCACCGTGGCTGTGATTGTACCATAACTGCGGCTTTGATTTACACTGCGTTGCACCGAACCTGCTTTCCAGGTGGCGGTACTATCTTGTGGTGTTCCAACATACAAACTGCAATTATAAGCACAAAGGTCTACTGCTTGTCCAAAATTAGAAAATTCTGCAACAGTGTTTTGTGTGATGGTCTGCACCAATCTAAATTGATTAGTTTCTATTTCAACTGTGTCACCAACTGCTAAATCAGTGTTTACTGTCACAAGATTTCCTGCCACAGTAAAGGTATTGGTACCATTGAGAATATTATCAACTTCGTTGACCAAAAATTGATTGTTTACAATCACGCTCACTGGTTCTGTTACTGTTCCAAGCACTGTGAATGCAACTGAACTTGGATCAGTTCCGTAGATAAATCTTTGCACGTTACGGTCAAACACATAAACACTACCGGCTTCTACTTTACCGCTAACAGTTCTATCAGGTGTTCCGATTAGTACTTGACGACCGTCGGTAGACGTGACTACACTGTGACCAAAACGTGCATCACTGGCCAAGCCAGGTGGTTGCAATGTGTGAACATATTCAAAGTAGCTTTGTGCTTGGACTTCGATCAATTCACCTGCAGAAGGTGAATTGATGAATATAAGGTCATAGCTAGAGTCTGTGCCAAACTCATAATCAATATTTGGTCGTTGCAACACACCTTCCACATAGACTGAGAATGAATAGATATTTGTTGCTGTGAAGAAATACTCATTCAATGAGAAAGTATTAGTTAATGCAGTTGGTGGCGTCCATGTGTAACTTGCAATATTCTCAGCTTGTCCAGCGGCATTTGTATTGACAGTTACTACTAGAGACGACGATCCTGCGCCACTCCCCCCAAAATTTGCTTGGTTAATTGTGATAACAGCCGTAGAACTAGCAGGATACCCTGATCCACTATTGGTTAATCCAACCAATGTCAATGTGTTTCGTAGGCGTGTGATAGTAAACTCAGCACCTGATCCAGTACCACTTGTTCCAGTAACATCATAATATGTTCCGCCATCCATATTAAGACGATTGATTCTTTGTATTTTGACCACCACACCTGCTGCTGGGGCAGTTACAAATGTAACAGAGCTAAAGTCAGCCGCCACAGTATAGTCAGTAGCCAAAGTCTGAGGGGTATCGTTAAGAGTTACTAACAGTTGTGCATTGGCATTGATTTGAATAACATTGCCAATTTGATAAGTCTTGGTTGTTCCGTTGCTTAGTGTTTGTACAAATTGATCTTCCCAATCCACACGCCCATAGGCATAGACTTTGTTGGCTCCCGGTGCTCCAACATAGGCCCAGCGCTCATCTGTGCTCATGGCAACACTGTGACCAAACTCTCCTAGGGTATCTAAATCTTCAGGCACAATGAGTTGCCATTGTGCATATGGATTTACTCCTGGTTCTCCCAGTGTAGGATCACGATAAATGATTGCAGCATAACCTACATCTGCTTGTCCTGCTGGTCCTAGACTCTTGCTGGCACCAGCTATGGCCCAGGTTTGATTACCAAAGTCCACTGCATTACCGTAGCCTAGCGCACCAGTAACATCAAGTGTGAGTACAGCATCTCCTTGGCCTAACGGGCTGACAGGAATGTATTGATCACCGTAGTTTTTAACGTAAACATATACTCCGCCTTTTTCAGCACCAACATTGAATCCGTATCGTGGACTGCCCACTAATGCTGCCAATCTATTTTTGGCCTGAGCCACAGCCACTCCGTACTGTTCTGTGGCATCCAAAAGCTGCGGTGCAAGTTCAGTGATGTCTGAGAACGGGTTTTGTTTTTCTAGCACTGCCCAACGTCCGTTGCCGTTGTTGTCTACCCATACTTTGTTGCCTGTGGTAATATCATTGGCGTAGGGAAGATTGATTATATCACTGGCCTGTGCTACTCGTTCTGATTGCAAGCTAAAACCAATACCTACACCGTCAATCACACTCTGTGATCCAACAAAAGTGTACGCAATAACAACACTGTTGACATCAGGTGTTTCTAACACTGTGTAGACACCGTCTACTGACGGAGCAAATTCTCTGATAATCAGTTGGTCACTTGGAATCAATCCGTGTACCTTGGTAAATCTTGCAATACTGGTTCCGTCAAGGTTGTCACAGATGTGATCAATATAGCCAGGAACTTGTACACAACGGAATACATCCCAATCATAGGTGTTGACCTTGGCCACCCACAGATCTGATCCAACCTTGACTGCACCAAGAGCTGCTTCAATGGCAGACTTATCATCGATTAGTGAAAATGCAGTAAGGTCTACATCATTGAGATTTACATAACCAGCACTGGGCAAAGCAGTGTCAGTGATGGTTTCTTCAGTTGTGGGTAAAAAGTTCGGACTGGTAAGTTTGTAACTTTGTTTCCAAACATCACTTAACAAAATTTGCTGATCAGCTTGACTCACCTGCTGTGGTTCAATCACTTGTACTAGGCTTGGATTACTGCTCAACAGTGCTCGGTTAAGGCGTAGTTCAACAAAACTACGGTTGGCGTTGGCACCGTACACAGCACGCTGGACTGCCCAATTTTCATAGATATTGTAGTCGGCTGCTTCTTTGCCTAGGTTTGCTTGACTCAACAATTCAGCAGACAGTATAGTTCCTTTGGTCTTAAGGAACTGTTGATATATGTTAACCTGACTGACATCATCTAGATTGAGTGCAGCCATGTACTGCCTTGGTCGGAACCCAATTAGACCATAACTCAACAAGTCCTGATCTTGTTCCAAGTTAACAGAATTAACACTATAGGTCTGTTGCAACTGATTGGATTTGTTGGCAATGTTAGGCAACAAACCTTGTTCAATTTGTTCATAATCGCTCTTGACCCAATTGTTAAAATCAAAGTTTGGTTTTGGGTTTACTATGGTTTGCGCACTCCAAAACTGATCTTTGTATTTGACAATTTGGCCTTTGGTATATTTCTTAAATCCAGTCCATTCTTCGACGTTGTCTTGATTGAGAATAAAGCCCTGTGCATCGACAACACCATTCCACTGTGTTGAGTTAAATGCAATTAGATCAAGACGGCTTTGTCTAGCTCCTGTTACTGGTTCGTAGATCAAGTCTCCAAACACACTGCGATTGTTTAACACAATCATGTGTTCAAAATTAGTAAATCTAAAATCAGCAAAACTTAAACTTTCATCTGTTAGAGGCTCAAGGCTCAATGTATTGCCCAGGCGTACAATGTTCAAGTTTCGAGTATTCAGTTCACGTTTGTTTTGATTTAACAAAATGTTTTCGCTGGTCTGAGTTACAATACTGTCAGCAACCAAACCTGGTTTAGTAATAATCAACTTCCCAGCCAATGGGTTAAGATTGATAAGACTATCAATCTCCCATCCTTGTTGTGTCCAATACAAAAATTCCTGAGCCATTTGCTCCCAGTCCAGTATGAATCCGTTGGCTCGATTATCAAAGGTCAGACCTTGATCTTTCAACAGTTTGCCATAACTCAACAAGAAATCACACACACTAGTGGGATTAGTAAACACAAATCCATAGGGAACCTGGACCACTGAGTTTGTGTACTGTGTAGGAACCCTGACAGTGACATCGCCAACTGTGATAGGACGCAATCTACCAATACCCTGGCTTACTGCAATGTTAAAATACGGCTGAGACGTTGAATAACCATAAACTGCGTACCCGCCTTCGACCAATTGGACTACTACAGAACTGTAAATCAATCGCTCAACAGGTTGATTTTTGTACAACACTAAATCATAGCTTTCGTCTGGAATCAGCAACGTGCTGTTGAGACTGTTGGGACTAGATTTTTCTGTGTACAGTTTAATATACTGCTTGTCGCTGAAACTGGCCATGCGATAACACAGACGCACATCTAAATTGGCCAGATCGTCTTGTAATCGTTTTGTAGAATTTAGACCCAACTGCTGATTGTAGTCTACAATCCAGTTGATGTAACTGGCTTTGCTGACACCGTCGCCGTAGACTTCAATGCCATTGGCATTCAAGCGGTAACGTTGATCATAAAGATACTGACCAAAGTCATCGTTAAACTTGTAAAGATCTCGGTCAGCAAACAGACTGTAAAATTTAGCCGGACGAGTCAGTGCCAGTAGTCGCATTACAGCAAAAGGATAAGAACTAGAATTCCACCAAGATGCTTCTACTGGGCCACCGTCACCTACTACCCAGCTTCGCTGCCATTGTTGATCATTGTAGTCTTGAACAACACAATTAAATGGGCTCAGTAGGTTGCCTTCTGAGTCTACTGGAATTACATCAGTAAGGCCAGGCCTTACATATTGCGGCAAGAAATATGATCCAGCAGGATCGCGGATTAGTCCAGCTTCTAAATCGTCCCACAGTACCAAGTTAGTATTGGTGTACGGCGCTGGACCATAGGTAGAGATCCACCATGTAGGTTCAATGGTAAAGCCCAGCATTTCCCACGGTGTTCGAGAAGGATTTTGAGTGTCATAAAAATAACGATAGATTCCGCGCCAGGCACCTAGGAGGTTTTCTCCGTTGAGCTTGTTGGTAGCATTTGAATAGTTCCAACTAAATTCATTGTTGGCAATGTAGTTTTGATTGTTGTAGTCTAGTTTGTTCCAGCCAATATAACTCAAAAAATCTTGTGCTAGAATCTGATTGATTTCTGAAAAACTATAACCAGTGTCTCTAAATTGTCCAGGCAACACATCGTACACACTAAGTGGCATTGGGTTTCCATCTACCTTAAGATTGTTGTAGATACGTTTTTCAAATTCCAACAACACATCATCGCGCACGTCACCAAACACAGGTGTTTGACTGCCATCGTGTCCCACAATTACCTGAGCAGTTCCAGTAGTGGTGCTTACTGTGGATATACTGGGTTTCCATGCTGGGTATAGTCCCAATTTGGTTGGTGTGTTTGGTACAAAATTGCCGTAGGTGGCTGGAAACTCTTGAACAGTAATTTGATCTCCCACTGCTAGAGTTGTTGTGATTGTGATTCGTGGACCATCTGTGGCAACAACATAATCAATGCCACGAATCAACAACTGATTGTTTTTGTAAACCAACAGGCCAAGATAGTTAGCAGAAGTGTAATTGTACACCTGTACTGTGTCAAATACGTTGGTTGTTATCAAGTTCACTGTGTACACTGTTTGAGTAAACACTGAACTACTGGGCAACATGTCGCTCCAATAGAATGGATTGGTTTCTACTCTGCCAGCGGTGATATTTGCAATGGCTTCTGTGAGCAGTTCAGCCGTGGTCTGAAAGTTGATCTCTAATTGAGTAACTTCTTTCATCAATAAGTTTTTAAACTTGGTATACTCACGACTGTTGTATTGAAGGCTGGCAAAGATATTGTATTCTTTGCTGCGATTAAAGTAACCGGCCAAAGTCAACGGGGCGCTTTGTTGAAGAATTATCAGACCATACGGGCCAATATCGCCAAGATCTCTAGTGTTGTTGGCACCGTTGATTGAACCAGTTAAATCTAACAAATTCTCGCAGATACTTTCGTAGTGTGTGCGAATTGTGCCCAGTGTAAAACTTTCACTGTTTCCATTGAGTGGGTTTTTTTCAAGGTTGATAGGCACCTGATAGAAAGCCACGGCACTGCTTTGATTACTCAATGCTAAAACTTCAATTGTATCACCGACGAAATAAGTTTTGTCTAGTGTAATAGTGGTAGTGTTGTCTGTGGTAACAACAGTATATGTGTCTGGATCTTTGAATTCTGAAGCAACATATACTTTGACTGGAGGCACAGGATTTTGTAAAGGTGCCACCGTTGACTCAACTTTGATATCTAACTTTAATGGATCACCGGTGTAGGTAAATTTAAACTGTTGTCGAATTTGAGTGTCAGTGGCTGCTACTTTCCATCCAATGCCTCGAGCACTTGTTGTTCTAGTTAAAAATTCTTGAACAAAACCTGCACTAATGGGTTCAGTAACAGACACGTTGTCCCGAACATACAAGAATGTATCTTTGTACAAGTTGTTTTCAAATACAATATCGCCAACGTTGTTGAGGTTGAGGTACTGCAAAGGGAACTGCAATATAGGATCTAATATTCCTGTGTTGCCCACAGCATAGCTGAACAACTTGCTGCCTACAAATGTAGACGATGGGTATACGGCTTTGTTGCCAAAACTGATGCTATTGGAATCATAAACATCGTACAACGGAGCTTGTTGAACACCTTGTTTTTGTTGTGCTCGGATCCATTCAACACCGTCATACCAGAAAGTCAAACCTTTGAGTGTGGCACCTTCTGTGCAAACTGTACATTGATTAAACAACACTATGCCGTCGGTGGCCAAGGTCAGGTTAATAATGTCTGGTCCAGGTATGGTTGGCTCAACAAAGTTTACCACCCAAATTTTGTTTCGCACATCTGCATCTTCGTCGGCAGCAAAAATAACTCGACTGCCGTTGATTAAATTGTAACCATCAACGCTGTAGCCAGTGGCGCCTTGAATATTAGAAAAAGCATCAGTTTCTTCAAAATCTATAATGTCAACCGGTTGCTTGCCTTCGGTGCCCATGTCAAACAAGCGCAGTCCTGGACGAAACTCAATAATTGGTCGTTTGGCTCTGTAGCTGTTGTCAATATCAGCTGTGGTGCCGTTGTATTCAGCTGTGGCATTGATAACGTCAATGTGAAACCATCGATTACTGCGTGTCCAAGCATTGAGATCTTTGCTGGCACGATTTATAGTTAGATAGTCAAGCTCAGACGGTTCTACCACAGCAGTACTGTCGTTGGCGTCAACTACATAAGTTTCAGGTACAACAAAGTTTGATACTAACAACAGTTCAATGGCCGTTCCTACTCCTGACACATAGTATTCTTTTTCAGCATAACTGACTGGTTCTACTTCACCACGTAAAATAATTTTTAGTCCGTTAGTAAATGTAATTCCATTAGGGCTGGTATAAGTTTTTTTGCCTAGTATTTCTTCTATAAACAGTGTTGATGCCAGCGGTTGTTCAATTAGTCGAATACGTCCAAAAATTTCTGGATTGGTGCCGTCTTGATAGTACAGAGTATCTTGAATGGCACTGAGCAACGGTATTTGTCGCAGGAAACCAGCATCGTTTTTATACCAACTGGTGCTGGCGTATGTAGTGCCGTAAAGAATATTAAATTTTTCTAAATTGTCAATCAACTGAGTACTAACAAGCTGAATACTCACATAACCATCGTTGTCTACATAGTTGATTTGCCATACACCATATCGTTCATTCACTGGTACTGTAGTTTGCAGAGCATAAGGCAAGCTGTCAAAGCTGCCAGGCAGACCATTGTTGGCGCTGCCTGCACTCAATGGATCAAACGTTGAGGTGCTGTACCAGCCACCTTGGTCAACATCCACAATGGGTTGATCAAAAACTAATGTGCGACCATTGAGTTCAGTGATGCCATCGATGCCACCATAGGTAGCCAAGAAATCAGTAACTTTTATTCCATCAATTTGATTGAATTTAAGATCTGTAATCAGGTCAACATTGTAAGGACTAGTACCGCCACCTACGTTAGGTAGGCCGTAATAAAATTGTTGTGCTGTTTTGATAGGCACGTTGAAAGTGATTGTGCCAAGGTCTTCGCCGTTGTTGGTCACACCCAGTACATCACGACTGCTGATGTTTGGTGTAGCTGGGATTCGCCCGTTCACTCCCGGTGCTGTTTGGATCCAGAAGCCAGAACCAGTGCCCGATGATGCGTCAATAACATTGAATTGTCCACGCATGTTGCTTTGGTTTGCAGCAGCATAGTACAATACGTCTGGAGCATTTTGTGGTACAACAAAAGTGATCACACCCGTGACAGCACCATTGTTGGTCACGCCATTGCTGTAGATATTGGTCAGTCCAGTGGTAGGTGCTGTTTTGATGTAAAACGGATAGTCACCAGTTAGACTCAATGTAAAGGTATAGGTGTTTCCCCGTACCAGAGACACAGTGGGATTTGCAGCCAGATTTATTATATAAGCACTGGTGCCGCTGTTTCCTACTCCGTAGTTTATGGTTTGCTTTTGATTTTGAGCTACTTGGAAAGTGTAGCTGCCGCCGCGCACAAGATCAATGGTAGGATCGTTGCCCTGCACTCCAGAAAAGTTATAATAATCGTTAGAACGAGTAACTGTGAAGTTGTTGGTAGCTGGTACAGTAGAAGCAGCCACAGTTACAGCATCTGGCCCATTGGGCAACCAGAAATACTGACTGAAGTTGGTAAAGGTGTCCCAGTTAATGAACGGGTCCCAGGTATAGTATTGGCTTTCGAACAGTCGGTCTGGACGAATACTGTCGCCGCCTTCGGTGGAGATAAGACCACTGGTTAGTCCAGGACTACCAATCTGATAGGCTATGCTGTCCAGCAGGCCAGGATAAGTGATAGCATCTTGAATTTTACCTGTACCGGGTTCAAGGCTAATCACTCCAGCTTCTAACTGATAGTCAGCGCGAACACGGTTGGGCTCAATTACGTAACGATCATTGGGATTGACTCCAGGTCCCACTGTACGGCCAATAAAGCCTTGGGTCTTCTTAAATTGAGGTTCTTGTATCAACTGATCCAAGGTAGCAGCAAAAAACTGCTTGTTGATATCAGTTTGAAAAATCTCAGGTAAAAACTCTACACTTCTAATTCTTGACATTAAATTACCCCGCTACCAGGAGCTGTTCGGAGATTGGTGCTAGTCAACGCCTCAATCACATCTATATTAGTTATATCTGCTGCGTTGACGAAGATTTCGTTGGGAGCAGATCTAATCTCATACAAGTCACCAAAACTCTTTTGTGGATCCAATGGCACCAACACAACAGAACTAATGATGCTGCCCAGCTGACGGTGCAAATATGCTGCCAGTTCTGAGAAGTAGAATGTGTCGCCAAAATTCCATTTATCAATACTAAAATATTTGTTGAGTTCTGCTACTACAGAGCTTTTTATTTCGCTAGTGCTGGCGGTTGATCCTTGTGCACGAATCACTTTGATAGTGGCTCGTAGCTGTTGTGCAGCCTTGGCACCAAACAGTGGTTTGAATACCACTGAATTTAGAACCACGTTGTCTGAGATCATTTTATAATCTTGCAGGCCTTGATAGGCAGTGCTCAATTCATCAATGGTTGGCACACTGGGCTCAGTCACTGTGTTTGTAGTGTCTCTGATCCAGTTTTGATAGGCTGTATAATAGGACTGTATAACCACATAAAGATCAATGATGTTGGTAGTACCTGGATCTATTCTTGCTGTCAACGGAGAATTGTGACGATACTGGAAGTAGAGATCTTGTCGGCCATTGCGTGCAATCCAGCCTGACTGCTGAACTAATGTACGAACCCCGGCTACGTTGACACTCAGCAGCCAGAAAGTACCTTCGTTGTAGGCATAGAATACCTGTCCTGGTGACCACTCGTTTTTTGCCAACTCTATTGCATCATAGGTGTCATAGTCACTGTTGACCACACCGTCTTCTACTAGAAGATAACGTTGTAGATTGTCAAAGTCCACAGTTTGTTGTAAAAATATCAGTTTCTGATTGGGGTTGTCACTGGGGGCAACAATTTCATTAAAGAAATCTGGGTTATCAGGTACGCCATCGTTGTCTGAATCTCGATAGCTGACCAGGACTTGGAAGTCGTCAACGTAGCCATCTGATTCCACAGGTTGGCCAATGATAGTCATGTATATGTCACCTGGCAAAGGACTGGAGCTGTCAGGCTGTGTGTTCATGGCCAGCACATTCACAAAGTCCTTGATCACTGTTCCTGTGCGGCTGTCGTAGATCAGTTGATTGTCATAAAAGAAGAATCGTGTCTGTAGCACTGAACCAAAATAGTAGGCTAGGCCACGTAACGTCACTGTGTAGTTTTGATTTTCAACGTCAAATTGCACTAACCAGCTGGCATCTTGGCCAGTACCCGAAGTAGAACCAGCATTGGTCAAACTAAACTCTGCATCAATATCTAGATTTTGCTGTGTAATCAAATACCAGGATCCTATAGTACCAGTTATTGTGCCTAGCCAATCGTAGCCCAGTCCAAAGTTTCGTAACAGTTCAATTTGATCTCCAATTTCTTGTTCCAGTGTCACTGACAAATCAGTAACAAATACTGGTATCACTTCGCTGACTATAGCACCTGTGGGCACAAAATTGTTGAGTGTAACTGGGCCTTGTCCGTTGATCAAATTGCCTAGACCATTGTTATAGCCGTCGCCAATGATGGCTATGGGACTAGCCCAAATGTCCAACCGCTCATCAGGTCGGGTAGGTGTACCAGGTTGCAGTCGATTGTTTTTATCAAAGTAGTAGGGCTGCCCATTGATTGTGGGCGCAGTAAACTTGATCAGGCTTCCTATCTGCACATATTTGAAATTTGTAGTGGTGTTTGTGCCCACTGGGATCGGTGTACCTGTTGCATTCCTAAAGTAACCAGTGGTTTCGTTGGCCAGTGTGGTGCTCTGACTCCAGGTACTCAGCGCAGTAGGTGCAGTATTCAACTGTGGTCTAGGTTGAAAGTTAGCATAGTAAAACTGCTTCATGGTAGCTTCACTCAGCTGCGGTTGCACCTGATTGGTCACAAAGTCAGCAATATCATTGCGATTGATTGATGAGAACAGTATGGCGGGTAATATGTTTTGTTCCCACAGTGCACCGTCACTGGAGAATGTGTTAGTGCTGGAATATTTGCCAGTGTTGTCCACAAGATCAAGATAGCGGCTGGTACCAATACTTGAACGGTTTAGAGCCTTGCTCTTGATAATTGAGTTGTAGGCCGTGAACGGAAAGATATTATAGTCTTCGCCGTTGACCATGCGGTTTTGTGTGTAATAACGAGCAGGAGCACGTTGTTTGATAGCATCAATAGTTTCACGTGCTTGTGCATTGGTCACTGGCTGAGTAATGCCACAAGTGAATGTTACGGTCTGCAAATTTCCATTACGATCAGTGTAGCTGATAGGCAGTGACACTGCCTGCATTTCTTCTGGGTTGACAATGTATTCTAGACCATTGCTGGCTCGGGTATAACAACGGAAAATACCCACAGGAATTTCTGAAAACACACCGTCACCAAACACCAGGGTAATTTGATCATTGGTTCTACTGGTTGTAGAAAAAATTGGGCGTAGTTCTACCTGTTGTTCAGCGGCGGCAGTGTACACACTTTCTACGTAGGCCCACTCACGAGCAATGTTGCCAATGTTGTCAAGTTGAAACAACCAACGATCTTCGTCGTTGACGCCTTCTACATTGATGTTCACTGTACGGTTACTGATACGTTCAGCTAGGTTAAAGTCAGTGTTGGTCAGTGTACCTTGCTTGAACGCAAAGAAGTATCCTGTGTTGGCGCTGTCAAACCCCAGCTGATCATTACGGAACAAAATATTAAATGGAGAATTGGGCCGGGGGCTTGGTTCGTAGATGTAGTCACGATTGATAGATGTTGATGTTACAGCTTCAAAAGGCATGCTTACTCCATCTACCGTGGCTGTGTAAGGAATCACAGGCAAAAATCCTGGCAGCAAGTTAATAGCGTATTCGTCAGTGCGTACACCCAGTATAGTCTGGCGGTTGCCCGGACGACCTATGCGTTGACTGTCTACCAAGCTGGCATTGATAATGGTTGTGAACTGCTCTTGCCAGTCTGGGTTGGTTGGGTCTGCCCAGTTAACCGTGACATTGCTAAGATTTACACCGTTATAGTCTATAACATTTTCAGTGGTGCTCATGCTAAAAACTTTGAGCAGTCCTTGCGCTGCGGTATTACGTTTGGGACTGTAGCTAACAAGGTTGGCAAGTCGCACCACCGAATCTCTACGTTCAGCAGTGTCTAGGTAGTTTTCGCGAGTGTTAAGATCCGTACGGAATGCAAGGCTTTGTCCCATAAACGCAATCACGTCCAACAGTGCAATAAACTCACTGCTTTCAATGTAGTCGTTGAACGTTTCAGGATAATACAAACGTAGATAGTCTATGAAACTCTTGCGCAGAGTTTCAAAATCGTAGCTTTGGAAGTCAGCTTCACGATAGGTTTGATAGATCTGTTTCCAGTCTTCTACACCAAATATTGCCGTTTGTCTAGTGGTTTTTGCCATGCTTGTTAACCTTAAGTCACCTTGAAGTATTTATGGTGACAAAAAACGGCTCAGTTATACATAGCTGGCATTGCGTTGTTGTTGATCAAAAAAGATGCTTAGGCGTTCGGCGTTTTTAGATGGAATGACCTGTATTTGTAATTCCACCAACAGGCCGTTTTCTTGTGGATAGCACTGAAGGTCGCTGACATAAATTCTTGGATCGCCGCCCGCCACTCTTTGTATTTCTTGAATTACTTCTTGCTGTGTTTTTTGAGTCTGTGGCTCGAATAAAAAATCATAGATCGAACTGCCATATGCAGGACGCCCAGGCAGTTGTCCTTGGCGAATATTAAATGCGTTCAGTAGGTCACGCTTGATTAGATCAAAGTCTGTCAGTGTAAACTTTTTGAACTGGTTAATAGTATTGAATCCAACAAATACGGTCATGATAATATTTATGCACCAGCACCACTGACTATATCGCCTAGTGTTCTAATTGTGCGTTGACCTAACACCTGCGCTATCACTTGCAGTACTTGATCTATTCTTAAAACTAAACTTTGGATAGACAAGCGTTGCACTTCGATATCAGCTAAAAACTGTGCAGACACCGGTGTAGCTGTCAAGGCCTTGTTGGTCAGTAAAGAAAAATTGGCATTGAGATTCACCAGTTCTTTACGATACGTTTCTAACTGAGTACGGCGAACTGATGCATTAAACACTGTGATTTTTTGCTCTAGTGCCGCTGTGGTTTGGTTGCTGATACTGGTCAGCTCCTGTGTGAGTTCTGTCAGCGTCTGGACCAAGTTAGCAGGAGGTAGGGTGCCTCCGTAGCCTATTTTTGCCACTTTATCATTGCCCACAATTTGATTACAGGCAAAATTTATCACCTGCTGCTCAACAATAGTTTCAGGGTTGATTACAAAAACTTCAGTTGTTTCGTTGCGCATGGCATTGTTGGTCTTTGTAGCAGAAAAATCACAAGCAAATGCTGCGTCTCTGACAATGCGATCTGGAGCTTGCCAATTTTTAAAACCTCCAGAGCTTGCCGCGATTGCTGTTGCTGGACCAATTCGTCCAAGTACTGCAATGGATGTGGCTGCTGACGTATTTTTAACCCAGTTCACTGCCAGTGCTGGATCAATGGCGCTGAGACATGCTAGACCGGCCTGAGTTTTTGAGGGCAACTGGTCTACATCAATGCCCACTTCGGCCAGCTGATCTAGTCCTGAACTCATTAAAAATTGTTGAATTGTATCTTGCAACGATGAGTTGGACAACAACTGATTTAGATTAAATATGCCATCTTTACCTGACCAAATTTCTGTCATATTCAACACAGTAAGAGTACTGCGTGTGCCCGAAGTCATGAAAGTGGCGGTGGCGCCAGGCTTAACGTATCCTGCACGTTCCAATTGCGAAACAGTAAATGCATACTTGCCGGCTCCCAGATTGGTGGCTTCTGTGGCTTTTTGTTGCGTGAGATTTTGGCACTGCGCCAACACCCCTGTGACTTCGACACTAGATATGTTTTTTATGCCTTCTACAACAGGAGCCTGCTTGGCATAGTTTGCAATAGTTATTCCATTGGTCACACCAATCTTGGGCAGTTCTCCTAACTTGTCAGCAATAACACTTGAAAATTGTGCAATGTCTTTGGTCACTGCTGATTGAGCTGTAGTAAGGCCATTGGACAATTGAAATTCTGCTGTGATTGCTTGCCCAGGCTGTATAGCTATCAAAGCTCCTGCTGATTGCTGCTGGTTATAAATTCTTTCTGCTTGTTCTTTGGTTAGAGAGGCTGGCCCTCTTACAAAATAAGAAAGACCGTTATCTACATTACGAAAATTATATGTTGCCATGGTAGACTATGCCTTGTTAAGGATTTCTGCCCACTGAGACCCCAGCCGGCACCGACTGAGATCCTGGAGGTGTGTTACTGGCCGAAGATGCAGCCGGACTAGCAGTAGATATACCTTGATTGTGATACGGATACGGTTCGTGTGTGGGTGCTCGTGTGGCTGATGTTTTAATTGCTGCTGCTTTGACCTGCCATCCTTCGCTGGCGTTGAATTCAGTGTCATCCAGTGAAGATATCACAATTGGTGCAGGTTTGGTAACCGTGGGCGCCCATGGACCATTCAAGTCAATAGTGTCTCCTTTGAAGACCAATGCACTGGCTCCCCAGGATCCGGTGCTGGCACTTTGTATGGCCAATGTGCCGTCAGATTTGACTCGCACCGCAGTTTTTCCATACACAGTCAAGTTAGCTTCAGAACTGATGTTGATATTTTTCACTGACTCAACGTTGAAGTCATCTAAACTTCTCATGTTGATTTTTCTACCAGCAAACATGTTGATGTCTTGGTCGGCGTGCAGATTTATTGTGCCTGCAGTACGAACATTCACAGAATTAGTACTGTAAACATCTACGGTGCCTTCTTTGCCAAATTCAATCCAGGTTTTTCCATTGGCATGCGTGATATAGAAAAATTCTTCACTGTCGTGCATGGTTATCTGGTGACCTTTGGCTGAACGAATCCTTACCAGTTGATCTTTGCCATCCGTAGCGCCATCATCCATGACCAGCGTATGACCACCCAGTCGGCCAATTACTTTTAGTTCTCCTGATTGTATGTTGTCAAGATTTTGTATAACTTCTTCTTGTGTTTTTCCGCCTAGATAAATTGGACGTCCAGGTGTACTGATACCAAACACCTGACTGGGAGTTTCACGTTGACTAGTGCTAGAAATAGGACCGCGATTAACATCACGTATCAGGCCCTGCTGAAACATAATTGCGGCCTGGAAACTGTGCACAGGCTTGGCTTCTTCAAAATATCGAGGCTGGTTAATAATGTCTGGATCGTTAACGTTGATTTCGGCCACCGGCAGTTGAGTAGCACCATAGAAAAATCTTTGTTGAGTTTGGTTGGCCACTGTGAATTTTTTGCTGGCTCCAATGGCCGGAACCATGTGTGTAGATGCTTGTTCAGGTACCACACCAATATAAAAACCTTGGTTGCGATCACCATTGGCAAAAATACATATCACTGTTATGCCCACGTCTGGCGGGGTAAACCACATGCCATAGCTGTTGCGATTGCCAGGGTATGTGCCTGTGCCTGTGCCTGTGCCTGCGTTGGGTGTGGAGCCGTAGTAGTTAGGCAGGTAACTCACAGTAATCCACTTGTTGTCATCGTCCTGGGGTCCGTCGGCAAACGCTTCAATAAACACACGCAAACGTCCAGCACGAGTAGGGTCCACATTGCTCATTACCTTGCCTAGGTATGGACCGTATTCTGCTGGCACACCGCCGCGATCTTGCTTGTAATTCTGCGGCCGACCGCGTGTTCTTTGGACGTCTTCTGCCATGCTTTATCCTTTAAGGTGAACTGCTGATTAACTGCAATGGTTCAGTTGTCAGCGTTGATGAATTTATCAACAATGGAGGAGGCAGGGACACATTAACACCGACCAATTCTCCATTGCTGGTTGGGGGATTATTTTTTTGGCGTGCTGGAGCATTGTTATCACGTGTTGCTAGCAGCCCAGGAGCAGATTGTCGTGGAACCAAGATTGGCGATTGAGGATCAATCATTGGACCTGATCCTGGTATTTTGAGTTGTGATGGAGAGCCAACAGGATTAGAACGCATTTCGACATTTCCTTTTCATAATCACACTCCGCCACCTGCAGGCTGCCCACTATTGGCTTGATTTACCGCAGCATTACTGCGCACTGTTGTAGCCGGTGTGTTCTGTCCTGCAGGTATTGGCCAGGAATATAAAGCACCTTCAATAGTTTGTTCAAATTTGCCTTGGCGAAATTCGCTGAGACATTTTCTTGCATGATAGATGTTACTTTGAATAGGCTCCCGCGCTCCACTTACCAATGCGTAGGGATCTGCTAGGCCTGTGTCAAGATTGTAGTCTTGAGGACGCTGCCAGGCTATTTCAAACAACACCTGTTGACTGTCAAAGTTAATAGTACCGTCAGGCAAAAATCCTGAACGATTGAAATTTTTTGCATTTATACCTTCAGCCAGGCTGCCTTGCATGATCCAGGCCGGATCTCCAACAATGCGTAGTTTTACCTGACTCAAGTCATTGGGACTGTACAAATATTCAGCTGCGTTGGCCGATACTTCATTGCCAGAGCCTTTGGCACCAGATGAGCTTTCAGTGCTGCGAGCTTGGTAAGTGTATTTAGGAATGTCTCTCATGCTGGAACTACGCTGTTGACGTATGCGTTCTGTGGCTGAATTTCCTGGCTCACTGCCAGAGATAGTCATGTTGTACAAAGCATTGAAGGAAACTTGATAATCTAAAATTCCAATGTTTTCACCTGTCCACCAGTACTTGTAACTTTTGTGAACGCCGTTGAAATTTGGTATTGGAAAGTACTTGCTGTCAAAGTTTGGCGCCACATAGGTACTCACAACATAAGTTATTTTGTAAGCATAGTCGTTGCGTTTTTTGTCGTATTTGATAGGCACCGCATCCATGGTTACATTATGCCATAAAATTGTGGCCTTGGTTGCGGTGTTTTTTGGTATCTCTACTACGTTGCCTAGTTCATCTTCAAAAATTTCAGTTTCTTCTTGTTCGTTTACTCTGGCCTGGTCTGTGATAAAAGTACTGTTGCGAATTACTAGATCTATGACCTGCATGAGTTGCTGTCCAGCGGTGATGGCAAAATTCCTTACGGTGTTATCCACACTGGTTTTTTTGGGATCTGCGCCACTAGGACTTTTGGTCACTGGCGGAGCCATGGGGGTGGCACTTTGATTTTTTATTATGTTACCAGGTTTGATCACGCTGGCATTGGCAATAATTTCTGCTCCGTTGACAAATTCAATTTCATACTGATCAGCCACTTCATAGATATTGTCTGACACTAATTTTTGTTGAAAATCATTCATGGCGCCCATGAGACCTTGACGTATCACTGTTTTGGTGCTGGGCGCAGCATTGGCCTTGTCGGGCGCTGGTGTAGACGTTGTGGTGGAATTATTTGTTGGTGTAAAAGTTGTGGACGTTACAGCGTCGCCGCTCAGCAGGCCTTTGACTGTGCTCTCACTGAGTTCAATGTCGTAAGGGATAGTTGCTCGAGCAGTAGATGCACCCAGCGTTTGTCCAATAGGTGCACAATCTAATTCATAGCTCACCAACTTGTTGCTGACTCCCCAGTTTATTTTTCGAATGTTAAATGGAATAAATTTTTCAAAGGCTGCATTGGAATCTGTTAATGTTGTACCACCACCAGGATTTTTTATCAATTTGCCGTCAAGATCCCAGCCATACCAACGTATCACACACAGGTATTGCACTGAGGTATAGTTGATGGCACCAGCACCATCTTTGGGAACAAACTCCTGCACTGCTTGATACAGTCTATCTAATAGAGTAATACCAGCAGGTTCTGTGATAGTTATTTTCATGCTGGACACCGAATGTGCCATGCGTGTGCCGCCGCCGGGAAAGTTGCTCTCTATTACCAGACTCTCAATATAAAAATCATCGCTAAAATAAGGATTACGACCTTCTGTGGGCGCACCTGCGCTCTGTATCAATAAATTATAGCCAACTACTGTTTTGGTTTTGCTCTGTACCAGAATTGAGTATTGTTGCGGGGTCATCAAATACAAACTAACAGAATATGTATAACTGCCAAATTGATCCAGGCCATTGGGCTGCGGTTGAATAGGCAGCACATTGTTGTAGGTGTTGTTGACTTCTGTGGCTGTTTTTTGTGGGCTAGGAGTTGGAAAATCGTCGTCGGACCCTATGCCTGGCCGTATTGGAGCACTGCCTCCTGTGAGCAATCCTGAATCACTGTTGCTGCCAGGCTGCCTGATACCAAAGCTAACATCAGTGTTGGGATAGTTGATAGTAGATGGGTCAAAGAGTGGCCGGCCAGCAAGGACTCCAGGTTGAGAAAATATAGCCTGTGTGGTAAAAAATGCTTTTACAGGGCCATCAATATTGCGATCAACATCACCAGTTTCAGCTGTGGACGGCACATCAGCGTTGCTGGGTTCCGTTACTGTTTTAATAGGACGTATCCTACCAGTGGTTGGATCTGCTTCCAGTGGCAGAGGTTTAATTGGGTTGGGTACTGCATCGTCGTTGACTGTTTGTCCAGCAGTTCTTGGCGGTGGTGGCACAACTCCGGCGTCGCTAGCCACAGTCAACGACAGTTGAGTCAACTGAGTTCGTAGAGACGCTATAGTCAATTCAAGCTGAGGAATTTCTCGCTGTGCTTGAGATTTTTGTTGCGGGCTAGATGTAGGATCTCGTAAAGTTGATGCGTAACCAGCAATCAAACTTTCTAAATAGTTAATTTGTGATGCAACTGCTGCTGGATTGGTCATTGATTATATTCCAAGGCTTTGTTGCAACACAGAAATTTTAGGTAAAAATATTTTTTTGCCAATGACAAAGTCTATCACTGGTGCGGTCAAAGAGTTAGGATTGCGTTGATAAAACACCCACCACAGCGAACCGTCACCGTACAGATCGTAAGCCAACAGATCTGGTCTGTATTGATAGGTTTGATTTATTTCAAATTCTAGATCGTCAGTTTCCTTGGGGATAGGTCGATCGACCATGACATCAAGATAAAACTGTGTAAACCCAGTAGAATAATAAGGACTAGCGGTGGTATACGTAGCAGCCATTACCAGAATCCTCCTTTGAGTAAGTTACCATTGGCAAACGCTTTGAGGCTAAACTGTTGACTGACTTGTGCTCGAGTATTTGTTGGCAGTAGAGTAATGTTGATTTCCATTTTGGTAGGCACATAAGTGGCGTCATTGATATTGGTGACATTGCTTTGTATCATGCCCGGTGTTGGTACGTTGGGCATGGTTGGGTTCACTGTGTTTAATCCTGCACCTAGCAATCTAGTGGCCACGCTGCCCAGCAGGCCTCCGCTGGTACTGCCAGTGCGTTCGCGTTTGCTGAACAGATTGCCGTAGTTGTTGGGAGCTTGAGCTCGAATGTAATCAACATCATTGGGCAAACTGTAACTAAAATTAGACACAAAACAAGGATGTTCATTGAACTGATAATTACCCAGTCCATTCAAAAACACCAAGGGCGGCGGTGCGCCACGATACGCATCCTGGCCATAAAACATCTTGGTTACTGATCTAAAAAAGTGTATCACTGCCAACAAGTAGTTAGCTTCCTGTGTGTCTTGTGCTGTAAATGTGGCACGAAGATTGATGTCATTGACATTGCTGCCTTTGTAAAAATAGCCGCGATAGTTGGAATGCGTGAGATCAAATTTGTCATAGTTGGCAGCATAGGAAGTTTCAATTGTTGGCATGTAGGGAAATATCACACCGTCAGTGTCGTACAATGGTGCCAGAATTCCAGGTTCAGCGTCCTTGTACAGATAGTCAGCTTGTGTTCCTAATTGCAATCGCACTCGCCAGTCGGCTGTGGCCGCTTCGTTGTTTCTGGCCTGCAGAGTAGCTTGATTTTTGGCCAACAACAAGGTAGCTGCTTGACCACTGAACAAGTTTTCAACTGTGGTCAATCCTGTGCTGGCAGCGGCACTAAAAGCATCAGTAGCCGCAGTCACAAATGGACTCAGCGACGATGGCAATGCCACTGCTGATTTAACGGCTCCGCTGATCAGCGACTGTGCAGCATCAGCGGCGGTTGCGGCACTAGCAAACCCTGCCAGTGCTGCTGTGGCCACAGGGATTGCTGTATTAACTATATTTGTTGCTGTGTTAACAGCTCCTGTTGCTGTTGTGACCAATCCTCCGGTTGCTGCGTCAACAGCACCAGCCGCATTGACTGCAACTGCACCAGCTGCTGCTACAACACCGGTAACTACTCCAGTTGCGTTGTCGCGTACACCAGTTGCTTGCCCAGCAGCATTGGTGAGAACTGTGTCACCAGTTTGCGGAACAGCTCCAATGTTGGCTTCAATTGCTGCGATAAAGCCTGGTATGTTGGCAAGCTCATCTACTGTAGATCTATTGTCAATGTAGTAGTAATCTTTACCCTTTATAAACACTGCATTAGTAGCGTTTAGTCGTTGAAGTGTGCCGCCAGCAAACGGTCCAGAATCACCTGCTTGGCCAGCTTTCCAATAGTTGGCAACAAATGTATCTATGCTTGGTGGCGACTGGTTCGTTGCTACACTTGAGGCACTGGAAACAGAGAAACCTTGTGCGTTGACAGCACCAGTTGTGGTCACTGCTGTGGCACCGTTGGCTGACAGGCCTGTTGTTGTTCCTGAACTTGGTCCTGCTACAATGCCATTGGCTGCATCAAAAGCAGCAGCTTGTCTTCCTGCTTCTTCAGGGTTGGTGGCTCTCAATGCCCAACTTTGGAAAGTGGCCTCGTCCCAGCCGTTTTCGGCTTTGAGTTGATTTTTAACATTGGTATCAGTTAGTGCTGCCGAAGCTAGTGTGTAAGCTTCTCTGTTGCTGCCTTGATATGCTGGCCAGTTTGGATCGTTCCAAGGTGCAATGGTGCTGCCCGGCGGTGTCACTCCACTCTGATTAAACAGTGCTTTTCGTGCATCTGCACGTTCAATTTGTTCAACCGCCTGACCAACAATCGCAGGATTGCTGTAAGGATCGGATATACCTGCTCGAGCCCATGTTTCTCTAAGTGGGCGTCCATCAATACCCGGCTGAGAACCTTTCCACTGAATAAGTCTAGCTGTTTCAGAATTGGCATCAACTACTATGTTGCCTTCAGAAGTGCTCACAGTTCTGGCTACTTCAGGCAGAGCTGTTACTGTTACGTTTCTAAATGGTGTAGTTACTGTACTAGTGCCGTATGTGGGCACACTGATGTCTATAGCCACAGGCGGTTTTGGATTGCCTTCAAAGTAACTAGTGATATCCACTGATTGGCCGTTTGGTAGGTCAAGGAATACTCGATCACCTACTACCGCTGTAATTGTTGCGCTGCCTGGTCCAAGTGTGCCGTCCCCAATAATAAAATCAACTCCATAATCTCTAGCAGCTCGTCGCAGGTCTTCACGACTTTGTTGTCTTGCAAGTTGTTCAGCTTGTACATATTCTGGTGTGCCTAGTACAAATTGAGGGTTGCCACTGGCATTCAGTGTGCCTGGAACCACAGGAACTGACGGCGGGGGTGAATTAGACTGTACTTGTTGAGGGGGCGACGGTTGCGGTAATTCAGGATCTGATCGTGCAGGCACAGGGTCGTCTACCCAGACCTGATATGTGAATTCTCCAGCATCTACGGTGATGTATGCCATTGGTTTGCTTGCCTTCTTATGGCTTATTTACCGGTAACAAAAACTGGGCAGTTTACAACAGTTACACAGGAGGTTGTACAGGTATGCCAACAAATGGCTGATTGTCAAGCTGCTGCACAGCCAGTTGAAGATCTACTGACGGGCTCACTGTGTAGTTCACTTTGGGTGTAACTGCTGTAGGCACAGCGGCTGTTGTGCTCACAGTAGGATCTGATTGAGTGGATGTCGGAGCAATTCTTACTGAGACTGGACGAGTTGCTGTGTACTGAGGACTAGAATAATATTCTGGTGGTGCTGCCGCAGCGGCTGCTGCCGTTTCAGCGTCAATTATGGTTCTTGTTCTGCCTGCCGCGGCCACTGTTGCAGTTGTTTGAGCCTGGGCTTGAGCCTCAGCTTGCGTTATTATTTGTACTGTCTGTACATCTTGTGCCAGTTGTTGCAGATATAACTGTTGTTGAATTTCTGCAGCCTGCTGTGCAGCCTGTGCAGCAGCGGCCTGTTGTGCAGCCAGTTGGGCCTGAAGTGCAGCTTGACGAGCTGCCTCTTCAAATGCTGCCTGTTGCGAAGCCTGAGATTGTGCAGCCAGTTGGGCCTGAAGTGCAGCTTGTTGTGCAGCATCAGCAGCCGCTTGTTGTGCGGCGGCCTGTTGTGCGGCCAGTTGAGCCTGAATGGCGGCCTGTTGTGCAGCAACTTGTGCTGCCTGTTGTGCTGCCTGTTGTGCTTGTTGTTGTTGTTGGGCCAGATACTGTTGGTATGCCTGTTGTTGTGCAATCTGTTGTTGTTGAGCCTGATACTGTTGATAAGCCTGTTGTTGTGCAATCTGTTGCTGGTATTGATAATACGCCTGCTGTTGTGCTTGGTATTGATAATATTGTTGTTGTGCAATGTAAGCTGAATAATCCATGGCGGCTCCTGTTGTTTACCATATTTAGCAAATTCTGGTTGACAACTGTGGCGTTTATGCTACAATAAGTACTATATGTCCTTAATCCCTAAACCCCCTGCCAAAGTAAATTATCTCAACAACAGAGATATCCTCAAAGAAATTCATCACAGCAAAAATACCTATTGTTGGTATCGGGACAGAGTCACCGATCATCAATTTGACTTGATACTGCCCAGTGTGGACAAAATCAATCAACGCACTGTGGTCGAAGCACGTAAGAACCGTGCTGACCGTATCAAACGCGAAACAGGTGAAGTTGTTGATCAAAAGAAAATACCCAACACAGACCTAGTGTTTCGTATTACTTGTTGGGATCACATTCCCAAAGCACCCAAAAAACTTACCAAAGCTGAGCAAAAGAAAAAGAAACTGGATGAAATCTTTGAACTAGACGATGTTGAAACAGATCCCTTAGATGACCTAGTAGAGGTTCCGGTGCTGGACATGAACTACGTGAGATTGAACTTTCCGCCGTTTGAACACTATCGCATAGATGAGGATAAAAACCCGTACCTGGTTGGACGTAGTCATTGGCGGGGCGATTTAGAAACTGGCGAGTTTTCAAGAGAACACGGCAACATGACTCGCAAGCTTGCAATGATGTTTATGAAGCTGTGCGAACGGTATGCTACACGTTCTAACTGGCGCGGTTACACTTACAATGAGGAGATGCGTGGACAAGCTCTATTACAACTATCACAAATTGGGTTACAGTTTGATGAATCAAAAAGCCAAAACCCATTCGCTTACTATACCGCTGCAATCACCAACAGTTTTACTCGTATTCTCAACATTGAGAAGAAAATGCAAAACATACGAGATGACATCTTAGAAATCAACGGCCTAAATCCGTCGTGGACTCGTCAAAATGCCGGCGGCAAGAGTGCAGCAGAAATGTCCGGACCGGTTGTATCTAGCCTCGACGAGGGCCTCGACGAATGACAGTTTATTGCACAGCTCCTTTCAATGGCATCACAGTCAGAGAAAACGGCGATGTTAAGACATGCTGTGTAGCTGGAGTTGTTATTGGTAATCTCAATTACCATCGTCGGAGACTTGTACCAAACAAAAGTTCTACGAAAGAGTAGAGTGGTGTAACCAATGGAACTCTACTCAATTTCAAGACCTTTGGCCCAACGTTGTCGATTTAGTTGACCAACACCTTGTGTGAATATTATAATAAGATAATGACAAATCTATTTAAAAAAGCCGCGATCTTTACTGACATTCATTTTGGTCTCAAGTCAAACAGTGTCGTTCACAACGAAGACTGTTTGACTTTTGTAAAATGGGCTACCCAAAAAGCACGAGATGAAGGTTGCGAGACCTGCTTGTTCTTGGGCGACTGGCACAACAACAGAGCTAGCCTAAACATCGTTACACTAAACTACAGCCTACGAGCCTTGGAACATATGAATGCTAATTTTGAGCATGTTTACTTTATCCCCGGCAACCACGATTTATATTATCGCGACAAACGTGACATTCAAAGCGTGGAGTGGGCCAAGCATCTCCCTAATGTGGAAATTTGCAATGATTGGTTCAGCGATGGCAATGTCACTATTGCCCCTTGGCTATGTGGCGACGATCATAAACGCCTGGCCAAAATGAGTGGTCAGTACTTGTTTGGGCACTTTGAACTGCCTGGTTATTTGATGAATGCAATGGTGGAGATGCCGGATCATGGGGAACTGCAACGAGATCAGCTTGGGGGATTTGGTCATGTGTTCACTGGGCACTTCCACAAACGACAGACCAAAAAGAACATTACCTACATTGGCAATGCGTTTCCTCACAATTATGCAGACGCTGGTGACGACGAACGTGGACTCACAATACTGGAGTGGGGACAAGAACCCAAATACCATGCCTGGCCTGATCAGCCTACATATAGAGTTTACGGACTTGCCAACCTTATCGACAACGCTGCGTCACTTCTTCGACCCAAGATGCACGTTAGAGTTAACTTAGACATTGAAATTTCATATGAAGAAGCCAATTTCATCAAAGAAACTTTTATTCAGCAGTACAATCTAAGAGAGATGGCCTTGATACCCAACAAGTCAGCAGGAGTAGACGAAGATATGGCTCCCGGCGAAGTCAAGTTTGAATCAGTGG